TTGCAAGATCAACACACTACGGAACAAATCCTGCGTAACACCGCGCATGATCGAAAATTTCACGCATTTGGCTATTCTAAGATTTTCGAAAAACGGGCTAACAGATATAGCAGTAGGCTAAATTGGATTTCGAAAATAGGATTTCTTCTTCCTGGGGTACTTGGTGGCTACGCATTAGCATACGGGATAGATGAGGACTTTAAAAATATCTTATACATATTCGTTCCTTTAAGTTTAGCTCAATTCATTCTTTCTTTATGGGCATCATTAAGCAAATGGGATGACGAATACTCATACGCGATTGAAGCAGGTGCCCATCATTCATCATTAAATACTAGATTTAAAAACCTAGCATCATTCTCTGCCCCCAATATCGAGGAGTTGAAAGCCTCATTCATTATGTTAGATGCGGAAAATGATCATCGTAGTCAGCAGGATGGAAAACACAATATACAAGAATGGGAACGTAGATACGGCATGCGAACTGCTTTAAGAGAATATCAAAAAGCTTGTGTTAAATGCAAACAAATAGCTTACAATCATAAATCAACGGATTGCGACGTATGTGGCAATTTTTCATTTAAACATAAATTTTTTAATCAATGAGCGTAAAATCTGATAAAGTAAAAAGCGGCTACACCGAATTAAGTGATGCAGAGAGACAAGATGTAATAAGATTTATCAACGAGTATGAGCAGTCAAGTTATACAGGTAAAATTAACCTTTCTGAAAGAGCAAGGGGAGCTACCAATAAGAGCCTTGGCCCCACAGGGAATAATGAATGCCCTTGTTGCGGAAGATAATAGTATTGCGGGTTGATATTCAGCCCGCAATTTACTAAGATGGGGATTCTACTTTTTCTAGATAGCAAGTCTCAAAGAGAAAACCCCCACATTTCTGCAGGGGTTAAGTTTACCAGGAGAGAATTCTTATTTTTTCTTGTAGTAATCGGATTTCAAAAATACCTCGACGTCAGAGCGTTTAAATGTTAATTTGCCAGTGCGCTTACTCGAACCTATTTCGTGCCTGTGTAGAATCACCCATTGTGTAGTCACCTGCAAGTAGTCTGCAACTTCTTTTGTGTTCATCAGCTTATCTAAAACAGGATTAGTGATCTTCGCGATCTGGTATTGCAATTGGTTTACCTGTCCTTGCAGATCACCAACCATGGTTTTAAGTTCGAGTATTCCTTGGTTTAAACCTGTGTTTTCTTCCATGGTTGTTATTTTTTGAAGTAATCGGAGTTAATGAATTCGTCTATGTCAGCACGTTTGAAAAGGAGAGTGCCGGATCTCTTGCTGCTACCTAAATCGTGCTTGTGAAGCAGGACCCAGTTTTCAGACTTGTTTATGTATTTGCAGACTTGAGCGGTGGTCATGTATTTTGAACTAGCTATTTCCAGTTCCTCTTTGATTTTGGTGATGTAGGCCCTGGTTTCTTTCACTTCGGTGATCAAATCCTGAAGTACATTTGTTGGTACGATTGATACTCCTTCCATTTTCTATTTTATTAAGTTGTTTAGCTAATTTATTGTTCTCTTTAATTATCTCACTTATAGGAGGATTGGTGTCAAGCCAAGCAATGTAAATGGCTAACCTGAACCTTGCGTATGAAATTAATACTTCTCTGGTCATTACAGAGCCCCCCATACATGAAGCAACATGAATATGCATGCTGCAGCCAGCGTGATTGTAGATAGTTTTAGCGCCTTATTCATCACCTGCTCCTTTCTGCGAACGATCCCCAAATCCAACGTATGGCATTAATCCGCTATTACGGGTTATCCTATCAACCTCCTGCATGTCGTCCAATAGTAGTATGCCCTGAAGGTTGTTTACGGTATGGAACATCCGAGGAAGTGGACTATCTGGATCAGGCTTGCTCTCAAGTATGATCTTATACAAGCCCTTTGTGATTGCTTTCAATGCACTGAAGTTTTCAGCGTATGCTTCAGGGTCATCAAACATTTTAATCAGCTGCTGAGCTTGAGCGGCATTTAGGTACTGAAGATCGATTGTAATCCGCTGTGGCTTTTTTGATACAGCACTGCTGCTGGTGCTAATTCGGTGCTTACTTGTCATCACAACCCCCTTTCTCTGTAACTGGGTAGATCACCTCTAAAAAACCTGCATGAGTACTAAAGTCCCACAGCTTATAGGTGGATACGTTGACTCTTGGCACCTCATCAAGTTCATCACGCATTTTCTTGAACTCCTTATGAGAAAGATAGCTAGTGAATACAGTGACAATCCCCCTAGAGTAGCTATCGTCGTAAAGGCTTAGCTTCTTGATAGCGTAGTTAACGTCATCCTCATTGATAGTGATTTGTACAGCTTCAACCTGAGTAGGGAGCTGATTGTTCTGGTTTTTTCTAATGTTGGTTCGCATAACATTGAATAAATGAATCCCAGGTGCTGCGAACCAACATCAACTCTTTACAGAGAAATAATGAGATACGGGTCTAAGCCGTTCACCTGAGAATATTGTTAAAAAAATGTTTGCTTATAGAAAGTCTCTGTTAAGTAAATGAATCTGTTGATTTTGGTTCGCATCACTAATGTAGAACAACCAAACCCATAATCCAAATTTATTTACACAATCCATTAAGCAACCATGGTGCCAGTGGAAAAATAGGCCTTCAATGTCTGAGTGCAGGTTGTTGAGGACTAAATAACAGGGAAGTGATTCCACATGGTGTAGAAAATACACCTTTTTGGTTCCTCGCAGGTTGTCTTGCGAATGCCTTTCTGTAGGGAGGTACTATACTAGATAGTTGTGTTAATTATACTCCTGTTACAATAGATGATATTAAATACGCGTATCTTTGTGGTACTGTAATTGCAAATGCGTTTTATAATAAAGTTTAAAATAAAATTTATTATATAAACATTAGATATTATACTGATGTTGTATATTGCAATACCAATATAAAAAACCTAAAGCCCAAATAAAATGAAAAGCCCAAACGAATTGCCACTTACGGCCTACTACGTGCAGGATCCGAATGACAATGGTTACACCGGTTTCTTTGCAGAATTCCCCGGCGCGGTTGCAGAAGGGGATACTCAGGAAGAAGTTGAAAACAATCTCTTTAAAGCCTTAAACTACATGGTTAGTTTTAATAAAGAAGATGCAAAATCTGAAATTAACTTTATTAACGATGGAGTAGTAGTTGAAAAAACCTATTCTCTGAAATTAGCTGAGGCATGACACTAGGTGGATTTATAGAGTATGTTCTTGACAATGACTGCGACATTGCAAGAGATTATAATTGCGAGGTGTTGCAGTTTAAGAGAAGAGGTAAGATTGGTGACTCCTTAAAAGTTACTATTACTTACACAGATAAATCCAAAGTTATTAAGCCAATCACGGTTTGTAGAGTTTGTCACGGATTAGGCATTGAGATACCGCCTGAATGTAAAGAGGCGGAGAAAGTCGTGCTCCACATACTTGAACATCACAAGGACCAGATTGCTAAAAAGAATAAATAAGCCCCAAACGGGGCTTTTTTCATTTAGAATCCATCCCAAATATTTTTAGCACACCTTAGTTCTTTTTTCCATCCAACCTAACTGGGTTAAACTTAAATGCAGTCAGCATCTTTCGCACAAAAGCATCAAACTCCTGCTCGGCCCTGTGTAAATCTTCCAGTTTCTTCTTGATGGCATGCTCAGGACAAAGGAGCGTAAAGTTAGTATGCTTTTCCATTCCCATTGCTTTAAACACCACACGCTCGTCACAGTCCATGAATTCCCTGGGCGTGTACCATTGCTTAGATTCATGAGAATAGATGATACAGCCTGCTTCAAAGGCTTTCATAGCTACTTTCAGCTTGTTCTTATACGCTTCACTGTTCTTATCCTTTAGATCGTTTTGCATTAGGGTAGATTAATGGCGTAAATTTACTAAAAATATTAGTAATATGGTGAAAACCTTACTTTTGATGTGGAGAACTTGCGTGATTGTGAAGGATCCTATTGTAACATTTTACGTACATTAGTAGAAATCTAAAAATTATACTTATATGGGAAAATTCAACTCAAACGATTTTTTTAAGAAACTGGTTAAAGAAGCCAACAAAGCGTCAGACAAGGCGTTACTAGGCAGATTACCTGCTGAACTAGGAGAAAGATTCTTGGAAGCCGGTGGAACAATTAAGATGGATGTAATGAAGTCAGGTGCAGATGTTCATGTCGATGATCCTGAACTTTTGGAAGAAGTGATGGCGGTGTTACGAACCAGCAAGTAAACAAATAACCCCGGCTACGTTATGCAGTCGGGGTTATTTATTTCAAAATAAATTACCACCCTTGATCACTACCATGGTATACTATACTTACGAAGGTCGGATGGCCGGTAACTATCATTGCCGTATAGTTTGAGGGCGGGGGTACAAATCTATAATGAGAGCGTTAATTTAGTCAGCCCCCGCTTGTTGACTCCGTTAGACAGAGAATGAGTAAGCGTTGGCATACTTTACAATACTATTCGTGATCTTACTTCTCAACCACTACATTTCTCGTGAGAGCGTAAGGGATTGGGTAGCCAGCATTGGTTGCCCTTTTCTTTTTATTTTTTTTTGCAACCAAGCCCCCATCATTCTTATCTTGTCATTAGAAAGCCGGATGGCTGGATTATTTACTTTGGGCAAAAACTAGCGTTACATTTCCAAAGTTTATTATGGGACTTACGGGGGCTTATATCAGTGGGCCCCCATCTTTTCCGAGGTTTATAATTCACATTTTACGTAGTTCAACCCGAAGGTTTCGCATCGTTTTTGCAAAACTCTCCGTAAACTTTGCCATGGTAAGAATAATATATTATACTCCGGACTTGGGTTATAGAATTCAGGACCGGAGCACACACGAAGACATTTTACTTCTGGAAATTTCATTGAAGAATGCAAAGGCAGATGTTATATGCATAGTTGATTTCAAAAACAAGGTGGTGTCTAATAAGAGCTCCGATTTTCTAGAACATCTGGACAGAATGGATGAGATATTGTTTGAAGAAAGCTTCGTTCAGCTATAGCAATCGTAAATGCAAGCAAATGTCTTCTAAATCAAATCCCCTGGTGCGGACTTTATCTCGGGATACAATTTTTTCCCTCTGCCAGCATTTATTTGGTTCATTATATGTCTGCTCAGCAGTTCGGTAAGTTGCTCCTGAGTGTCCTCCTTGTAGTAATGAGTGAAACCGTTGAAATATAGCACTACTTCCAGCTTTTGATAAGTGAAGAAATATACAACATTGCCGAACTTAGCCTTGATTGTGGAATCATCAGTCAAATGAAACTCGACCGGTTCATTTTCTGGTTCGACAAACTTTTGATTAACCGCTTTCTGCAGTGCGCTTAAATTGAAATCCATATTGAAGGTAGTTTGGTTTGAGCTTTGGTCAATTAGGATATTTTAATCTTCCTCATTCCCGTTGATTATCTCCTCTTGACGATTTGTAAGTTCTTGTAGAACTGCAATCAACTTGTCCTTAGCTACGATATTTGCTCCTAACTCACGAATTATAGCTCTGTTGGCTTCTTGATCGATCGCGTAAGATGTAAGAAGCAATTTAACTTCCTCGGGCAGGTCTGGGAAATCTGTGGAAATTATGATTGCCTGATATTGCAGCTCGTTGTTATTTTTCCTTAAGCCTTCAAGGATGTCTTTCATTTCTTGATGTTCATTCATGTAATATGCTTTCTTGGTGTGGTTTAATTTAATGCTTTTTTGCCAACATTTGGTTTTTATATAACTGCAAGGTTATAACAACGCTCTACTTGATTGTGAGTAAGTGTTGTTCGCTATTGCCTTCAAGGAGGCCTCCATAGCCGCTAGTCTTTCCGTGTTATTGGCTGTCCGAAAGGTATTCCGCTCATTTTGTACAGCCACCTCTAAATGCTGACGGGCAATATTAAAGCAATCAATGCGCACTTTATTGCCGTCCAATGTGTAGGCCATTGTCTTCTTACTCACGTCATATTGTGCCCGGTATAATCCTGCTAGTTCGCTAGCTTGTTGCTGAGTGATCTTGTCTGCAATTTCGGCTGTTATGCCTGTTGGCTTGGTGCCTGATGAGGCCGCAGAAGGTCCAATAACCTTCTCAATGTTCTCTGCTTGTCTGGCTCCTTCTTGGATTATTCCGGCATAACTATCTCGGAGCGTTTTTATTTCGGTTTCAGTTAGCCCATCTTTTGAAGCCTCAGCAAATTTTTTGTAGAACTCGGCGATCGCTTCATTTAAAAAGTCTTCACTCAATGCGCGGTACATAGCATCACTCATCAATGTTTTGAAATCATCTGCAAAGTCTGCTGCTGTTCTTTTGCCCTGCTTAAAACCGTTAATAATGGCATCAGCAATACTGTTTGCTGTTGTTCCGGTCAAAGCTTGATTGATTGCGTTTTGAGCTTCTTTTGCAGCATCAACAATACCATCGGTTTCTTCTTTTGCTTTCTTCAATTCCTCGAACCAGGCTTTAGTAGCGTCAGTCAATTTACCTCTAGTATAAAGCTCTTCTAGTTGCTCGTAGGTGGCTCCCGCTAAACCTGCAGTATCCTGAACGGTGTAGCTCTTTTTGCCTATACCGAGGAAACCACCTTTTTTCTCAATATGGGTTCCAGTTATCTGCTGACCTGACAGTCTAATTTTTGCAAGTAATCTATCGGCATCGGTCTGAGACTGACCTTTCTGTGCTGCAAGGATTGCTTGTTGGGTTTTCAATTCTGACAACGACAAATCGCCTATACTCTTCATTGTCCTTGCACGTTCACGTAACAGCTGGTTGTAGGCAATTTCTCCCTTGAAAGCATTATCTTGATAAGCCTGCAATTCAGCAGCTGCCTGTTTCGCACTTTCCTTAGCAGCTTTGAAAAATCCTGTAATGCCTTTTACTACACCAACAACTGCACTTATTGCTTTTCCAGCAGGTCCAGCAATAGCGAGCCCTGCTGAAAGCGTACCAAGTAGACCACCCCCCGCATCAGCTTTGTTATCCTTGTAATTGGCGATAGCACTTTTTGTGTCGGAAATACCTTGCTTCACGTCAGCTGCAGCATTAACCATATCACCTAGGATATTGAGAACATTTGTCAATCCCTTAGATAAACCGTCAGTAGAGGAGGCAAGGTCTTTGAAGATTTGAGCAAAACCACGTAGTTGAGTTGGTATTGCGCTATTTAAAGCACCTTTAGAGTTGTTGATGGCTTCAATTACCTGATCGTAGGCTTTCTGCGTGATAAGACCTAGTGCCAGATCCGTGTCGGCTTTCTGTTTAGCTTTCTGAATGTACTGATCGATAGCCTCTGTTGACATTCTAGTGAACCCTTCGAATAGAAAACGATAGCCTTCGATTTGCTGAATGGTATTAGAATCAAACTGCTCTAATTCCTTATTGCCATAAGCAATTGCCATGGCAGCCTGGTTATCATAACCCTTAGCTCTTAGATCAGATGCTTGCTTCGTGTATCTTTCAATCAGTAGGTTTCTTTGAGTTTCAAAGGACTGAGTGTCGACGAGAAGTTGGCTGAATCGCTTTTCCTGCTGTTCTGACTGCTCGTTTGTCGCGGCGGGGATAGTTTTGCTTAACATATCACGCATTCTGTTCGCGTATGCTGATGTATCTTTCTCTGAGGGCATAAGACCTTTCAAATAATCAACAAATGTCTTGTAACCCTTTAAATCGCTACTGAATCTATCATCTGCCATCTGCACACCGACTTCAAGCTTATACTGCTCGTACTCTTTAAACAAAACTTTTTGAGCATCAATTGTCTGCTGTTCTTTTTTAAGCCGCTGATCAGCAAGGATATTTTCTGTCTCAATAGACTGATCTTTGTTAACGGTCGAAACGTTGACCTTATATTGTCTACCGGTATTACGCGGATCACTATAGAAGTCAGCGATCTTTTTCCGGATAGCATCATACTTTATCTCAACAGCTTCAATCTCCTGTTCATCTTGAGTTTTCTGCTTTTTAACGGCATTTACGTGCAAGGTTTCGATTTCTGATTGTAAAGCACGTTGGCGCTTTAACATGCTTTCATGTTCTCTTGCTTCTGATTTAGAATTATCGCTAGTACCCGCCGCTTCCTTTAATTGCGTTTTTAGGTCCTGTATCTTCTTCCAGGAATCACTGCCCTTAGTCGCGGATCCATCCATTTTGGATAACCTGGTGATTTCGGCCCGGATTGCAGCAATCGAACTCAATTCCCGTGTTGATTTTTGAATGGCAGGAAACAAGGTCCCAAACTCATTCTTTAAGCCGGTCACGAATGCCTGCTGGTACTTTAGATTTGCTTCAACAGCTTGTATACGTTTTGTGTCTGCTAAACTCCTGTCACTGGCGCGAACGCTTTCATACACCTTTTTGGATTTTTCATATTCGGCATTAATCCTTCTCAACGCAGTAACCTCGGCATTGATCCGGTCAACCAACTCCGACTTGCCAAGATCCTTAGCTACCGTTGAGGCGCTGGAATTAGCTTTACTGGTTATTGCAGTATTCGTTTTGTTCCTGGAATCTCTCGCGCTGTCGCCAATTAGCTTTTTTGGATCAGATGCTAGGTCATAGAAGATTCCAAGTGCTTTACTAAGTACTCCAATTGCCCGAACTGTTGCACCAGCCTTATCGACTACAAATTCAAAGAATGCGCTCACTGCACCTTTGGTTTCTACAACTTCGGTAAATGCGTTCTTAAGCCTATTTACAGCCCCTTGAAGGCTTGAAACCTTTTCGGTGGTATCATTCTTAAATGTTTTATCAAGTTCAGTGGCAAGCTTTGGGAGAAGTTCATCAGCAGTAATCTTCCCCGCCTTCATCAATTCCCCTAGTTCCTGCTGCGTAACACCCATTGCCCGGGCTGCAATTGCAAAGGCGCCAGGTAAACGCTCACCTAATTGCCCTCTCAATTCTTCTGCCTGCACGTTACCTTTACTAATCATTTGCTGCAATGCGGTTAAAGCACCACTGACCTGATCAGATGATAACTTCAATTTAGCGCCGGCGTTGGCAACCGCGTTAAATATCCGGTCTGTTTCAGTCAGTGGAAAGTTAGAAGCGACTGCAGCACCAGCAAAGGCTCTGTAAGCATCAGCAAGACCAATGTATTCAAGCCCTAATCTTTCGGATGTTGCACGTAAGCCATCCATCTTCTCTTTTGCTACATCAACACTATCAAATGTGAATTCCAATGATGTTTTGATTGCATCAGTTCTTAGGGCGGTATCAAATGAGGATGTAAGTAATGCCTGGGCAGATAAGAACCCTGCAGCAAGCCCGGAAAGTTTGCCAACTACACCACCTAAGACACCACCGTAATTACCAACGTTACGCTGATGATTACCCATACTGGCATCGAAGCTCTTTAGCTTGTCATTAAGTTCATTATACTCGCGTATTTGCGCCTTCAATGCTGGTGACTGGCTGGTGAATCCTCCTGTGGTATTCCGGATCTCTCTTCCTAATGCTGCCAAACGTGATTGAGCCTCTTTATACGATCCATTCACTGCTCCCTGGGAGTCTCTAGCTAACTTTGTAGCGCTTCTTAGAGCTGCTTGCTGTGCTGTGAGTTTTGCTGTTTCGGTACGATATGCTTGTGCCGTTACTTTACCAGCTTCAAGCTGTTTCTTCAGTTCCAACTGCTCGTTCTTTAAGCGTTGGGTTTCAAGCCTTGCATCCCTTAAAGATTCCTGCATCCTCAATTGAGCCTGTTTGAATGCAGTTAAAGGTTTATTATCGAAAAGGGATACTCCACCTACGTCTTTTAGCTGTTTGAAAGATTTTAGTATCTCATCCCTGCTTTTAATAAAGTTGCTGATGTCAAGTCCAGCCTTATAGTTTAATTCTCCAGCCATTTTATTATTTTCTTGAGTATGTTAATGCCGTTCTTAATTCTGATTCCATGTGAGCCTCCGATCCAGATATAACATCGTAGCCTTTAGCTTCCACGAAGTACGCGTACTCTTCGCCTGCAACGACTATCAGCATTATATCACCATCGTCTAGCAGTAGTGCAATTTCTTCGGCGTACTTTATACCTTTGGCGGTCCCTTGATCTCCATCTGGAAGGGGCGGGAAGTATCTGTCGATGATCTGGTGATCCTTTACGATCACATATCCAATAGATCCCCTTAGATTCCAGGTGATGTTTCCAAAACCCCCACCTGTAAATGGGCCTGTCTTAGCTTTAGCTCTTGAGCGATCAACCGCTTCTTCGCCGGCTTTTTTCAAGATTTCAACCAGGTTGTTTTTTTTGTCCTCGATAAAGTTCTCAAGGTGACTATTCAGAGCTTTTAAATTGAAATCAGCGGTGATGTTGAGCATGCTGTTAGTTTAGGGAGGGATTTGGAGCAAGACTGCTCTTCGTGAAATGAATTCCTGCTTTGTAGGGAATTACAACTGTTGAGAAATGTTCACCTGCATCCAGTCTACGAGCGTCCATAGCTTCAATCTGTGCCCAGGTGTAGTACCTGCCTTCAGTATCATGATAGTAGCTATCAGTGCCCTGAGAATGATGGTAGATTTGAATATCAAAGCTCCTTGAACTATCTCTAAGTGCCCGCAGCTTATCAAACTTACCTTTGGCCCATAGTTCTGCTATAAGCTTTGCTTTCCTGCGGATAACCTTAGGAACGCTTTTGTCGTTTATGCTAATTGGAATTGCGCCTTTCATTAAATTCCGAGGTTTCTACATATATCATCAATCACCTTGCTTTCTTCAGTTGGTTCAACCGGCTTTGAACTAGGTTTTGGAAAACCGCCGATCACATCAAGTATTTCATTTACTTTTTGTTCTGTGGCTTTTTGGCCTTCAATGTTTTCTTCCATGATAGTTTCCTTTATCGGTTAAATCGGGCCTGCATTCTTTCTCTTTCTCCCTTGAGATTGACTGCCCACTTAATAGATGTAGGTCTAATCGCTATTTCGAAAGTTTCAGGGTTGTAGCTGAAAAACTCTTTAAGATTGTCGGTAAAAGAACCGCCGAATATTCCTCTAGGTAATCCTAAGTCATTCACCCATTTTACATAGTCCTGTAGTGATTCTTGGACCTTCAAGAGATTGAAATAGATTTCTCTGGACTTTTTATCCTCGACATAAATTCGGCAGTGTCGTTCCAAGATTGACTCCTGATCGAATACTCCGAATTGACCGTTCTTGAAGGATATATCCGGGAGTAAAAGCAGTTGAGTCCGCGCGCTTGAACTAATACCTCCCTTAGGCTCAGGCTTTGCATTAAGCGCCTCCTTTAATGCGCGATGAAGGTTCGATACTGGTTCTTCTGAACCTTGCAAAGCTATTGTTCTGAGGATGGTGTTTACGACTCCGGTACTATCCAGGTTATCGTTTAAGCTTTTTCGATAAGTTGTTACAATTTCATCGATGCCTTTCGTCGTAAGCTGTTTGAGTACTTTATCAGAGAAGTCCCCTAATTGAAGCGCCTCATAAGCATCTTTCAAATTGTTGAGCGGAGTGATATAAACATTTAAATCCCTCAGTATGTCATTCAATAGAGCATCATCCTGGTGTATTAAGATCCTTTGTTCAGTAGTTGTAGATTCCATTGTGTGTAGGTGTTAAGGTTAGATCATGAAGTTTTTAAGTACTTCATTTACTTCTTCTTCGGGGGCCTCATTGTCGAACTCCTGCTTTTTTGTAGCGACGTACTCAGCAAGCTCATTTTCATCTAACCTCATATAGGGGATTTGTGAGATAATCTCTTGTCTTTGACGTTGCTTGTAGCCTGCTAGTGTGGTCTCAACGTATGCACGCTGCGCAGCCATTCTTTCTCTGTGTTCCATTATACTGTCTGTTTGTTTAGGTTAACTAATCCGGCAAGGTTTGCGATCATTTCCAGCCTTACTTCAGGCGCTACTACCTCAAAGTCCTTCTCGATCTGATCGAAATTTTTAAGGAGTAAGGATTCAATACGATTGTGTAGGGGTTGTTTGTTGCGGTTTTTTGTTCCGGGCGGCTTGCCTGAAGGATTACCGCTTTTGCCTTTTGTGAATGCCATATTTTCTGCCTTTTTGTTGATAACATAAAGATACCCCGTTGATAAGGCGCTGAAAAGCAGTTGCATTTACTATGGTAGGTTAGTACATCAGCACGAATTTTTTATATCTTGTAAACCTAAAAAGCAAATTGTATGAATGAATTAATTAATCCTGGAGACATTGTTAAACATGTATACCCAGGCTTCAATGAGATTGACTTGTTTGTTGTTAAGAAAATTACCGGGGGAAAGTACAAGTGTAGATTTTTGATTAATGAAATCTTCGGATATGACGAGTTTGAAGAAAGTGAACTATTATCCAAGGAGCAATTTAAAGCAGTCCAAGACGCAAAAAGAGCAAAGAATGCTGCCGCGATCAAGGCAATTAAAAGATAGTAAGGCAGAATCTGCCTAAAAACAAAAACCCGCTTAAGAATAAGCAGGGAAAACAGGAGCTTAGGCTCCTTTTTTATTGGTACTCGTTTAGAAAGTATTCCGCAGTCTCTTTTACTCTGTTGCAGAATCTGGGGTTTTTCATGTGCGCTTCAATCGGCTCGCCTACATAGTTCACCATTTCTGGGTTTTTGTATCCCATAGCTTCTGAAATCACATCTCTTAGGCCTGGCTTGAACTTTACTCCACATGTTCGTCTAGTCGGGTAAAACAGTTCAACTAACACGGCTAAAAAAAAGTGTCGTTGTTCTGCAGGGTTCTCAGTTGTTTCGTACATCAGCTCATAAATTGGTTTGACTAAACTCCAGTCCTTCAAATGTTTTTGCTTTACTACTTGGTCTGCTTCGTTAAATATTTCAGGATATTTCAGCTTGATATATCCTAAATGTTGAATAGGCCGGGCGACTTTAATATTATGCATAGGACTTTTCCCTTTCTTCTTCAATTAGTGATTTAAGCTCCTTGATTTTAGCTTGCTTGTAATCCTTGTCCATATGCCTATTGGCGTATACGTTCTTGATCTCCTGCTCCAGGATTCTGATCATTTCTTTATCTACTTTTTTGCTCATGTTGCTATGTGTTTCTTGAAATTCTGTTTCGGTGATTGGTAATCATACTTTTAAGTTGACTGTAGTCGATCGAATCGAAAGTTCCTGATGAACCGTCAATGACGGATGCAGCACCATCTAATTCAATAAAGGAATCACACTGATGAATGAGGATCACCGCTTTAAAGAAGTTCTCCATTTCTTGGCTGGCCTTAAACTCCGGCACCGGCGCTTTCAGCTTGATAATCTTCAAAATGTTAGGGGTTGTTAATTCAAGTGACTGTTAATAAGGGACTCCTTGATAGCAGACTTTCCAGTCAAAGTCTCAAACTCTATTAGCTTAGCCTGGACTTTTGGATCACTCATCATATCATTGTGGTCCTTGTAGCCTAATACTTTCGCCACATCATCAGTGTTAAATGATACTTCGCCGGTTAATTTATTCCGGTGCATTCTCATCTGTTGGCCTTGAAAATAATCAAGGTGAACGGTGTGAGTAGGGGTTTCTGCGATTTGTTTCATGATCTTGTATTAAGTTTGTTTATTTGTTCTTCAGATGTTGTTTAAGTCTTATGTTTTCGGCGGTAAGTTCTTTAATGTCCTTACCTAACATCAATGCTAACTGGGCATAAAGTTCAATCATGCGGTGCGCAGCTGTGATGTCTGTGGCGGCTAACTCTATGTAGTCACCAATCTGATCGTGTAGTTGTTCTCTTGTCATAGCTGTAGGGTTTAAATGAATACGTAGTTAGGAATGCTGTCAAGAATCACTTGGTTAATCTGGTACCTGGCATCCTTGGGGTTTGCACTGTTGATCTGTTCGATTTCGATGATTAACTTGATGAGATCAGCTTTATCTGTCTGAGTCAATACTAATTCTAGCGGGGTGTTTTTTGCTTCTGTTATCATATGTTTGGGGTTAATGTATGTTTGAGAATACGCGGAAGTTAGAACGCTTAGTGCCGCCTTTGAAGCGCTCACCCATGCCGGTCAAGGTATCGGCACAATCATCATGGGCATTCTTGCCAATTGCTGAATAGTTTGTGATGTGATTGTAGAACCGCGGCCACATGGTATTCCATCCTTCAGGCATGTGCACGAGGTTGTTGACGGTTGTCGAATTTGTGTTGATCCTGGCAAGCTTATTAAGCGACTGAGTAAACCATTCAATTCGGGTGCGGTGATTGCCTAACTCCTTGCTTTTAGCCTCTACGTTGCGTGCAAAGCCACGTCCTCCATTATTGGATTCAATTACTGCATATTGCACCTGGTGATCATAGAACTGCTTCGCTGTCTTAGGTTCAGTGATCTCCATACCTTCCTGAGTGTAGATGATATCCAGCACGAATATTCCATCCTTAGTCTCAGCATATGCGATTGAGCATAAATAATCTTTGCCAAGGTCCGCAGTGTCCACAAATGCTTTGCGAGTAACACCGATGGTAGGCACCTCAGTGTAGGTCTTAAACGGCTGGTAAAGCAAGCCTTCCTTTGGTTGTGGATTCTGCTGATACATGCATTCAAAGACGTATGCATCACTATTCCGCTTGGCCTCAAGGCGCTCAATGCTGTGCTTTTGTGGATATAGAGCCTCACCATCTTCGCGGGGATCATCTTCGGTCTGATCGCCAACTTTGATAGCAGGATAGGCAATCACTGTCCATCCATGATCTGGGTGGGATAGGAGCTTGCCTGCTAAATCTTCATGGTGCCATCTGGTAAATACGATAAGCTGCTGGCTATCATTATGCAGGCGTGTCTCAGCTACGGTTGAGTACCAATCTTCAACGTTGGCCCGTACAATCGGTGACCAGGCATCCATTGCATCCTTATACAAGTCATCCATAATCAGGATATCCACACTTTCACCAGTTAACCCACCTTCAACACCGATCGACCTTATACCCCCTCTGCGGCCTACAACCTCAAGCTCGGTATTGTTCCTCGCATAATTGTCGTTACCATTAGATAGCGTTGTTGAAGGGAATATCTCTTGATAGGAGGGCTCATCGATAATCCGCTGGATTTCCTTATTGAACTTACTGGCTAGTGATGCTGTGTGGGATACGATTGCAACCTTTAGATCTGGATTCAGACCGAGAAGGTAGGCTGGCAGCCTCCTGGTTGATCCCTCAGACTTACCATGTTGGGGGGGGCAAAAAATCATTAGCTTTTTAATCCTGCCATGAGCGAAGTCATTCAAATATCTACCTATATACATCTGATGAAACCAGGTAGCCTCAAACGATGGCATTGTAGCACGGGTAAACATTAAAAGGTTCTCTCGGCTCTCTCTTATAATAAGCTCCCGCCTGATAGCTTCTAATTCCTCTTTATTCTGTTTCTGTATGGTCAATGTCTTCTGCATCTTTGGATGGGTTGAATTTTAGTAATATGTCTCTTAGCTGTTTTGTACTCATATGCTCAAAGCCGGTATGGTTGATCGTCTTTTCCTCTTTAGATGCCATCATAGTTGGTGTTATGAAAGGAAGCATTCTAAGCCGTACTGCCCAGCGGTCTTTAGCATCTAATGAATCGAAATCAGCCTGCATAGTTTCTTCATTGTCGAAGTAGAACTTCTCAATTAAGTTTTTGACGCGAGCATTTATCTTATTTGGCGATCCTTTCGGTCTACCATTCGGATTAGCCACCATACCCGGCTTAAATAGGTTTGGTTTATCGGGCTTTTTAGGTTCATTTTTATCCATTGTGTGTATGATTTTGTATATAAATTCCTTTGATGTATTCTAATAAGTTGTTTTTCAAATAGTTGGACGTGCTTAATGTACTCCTGATCAGAATACCAATGCTATTTTTCGGTCGTTTAGCCTGACGCATCCTGGTCGCCGGTGCATCGATACGGGATTTTCCCGTAACGGCTCATTTTCGAACATTTTACCCCGAAGCGGACACGGGGCGGAAACAGGGGTATTTTCATTATTTCTCCAATTATTAAATGTTATGGAAGCTTTGACTTTATGTAGTTAAATACATTTGCCCAATGTTCTCGCTTGGCGTCGTCATTTTCGGAGGGCATACCAAACCCATAAACCCTTAGCGCCGTCAAGGGGCTACAACTCCATCCAGCTTTATCATTCTTCCAGTGTTCAAGACCAGGCACTTCACTTGAGAAGCAATACAGTGTTCGTTTATCTTCATGGTAGTCTACACTTAACCCTGCTTTCGTGTCCTTGCCGGGCCGGGTATAACGGTATGATTTGCCTTGGTGACTATGATAATTGAATCCGAAGTTTGTAAGAATCTCATCAATCGAATCAGGCGTACAATTAGTGTTGAAGTTTGCTATCAGATCTTTCCCATCGGATTGATCGGAGCTTTTACCTTCTGTCACTAGAGATTTCTTTTCTTTTACGACCGGTTCAAGCCTGAGATCAAAGATTTTTGGATCATCGTTATAGAATGCATCAGGGTCATGGCAAACGAACCTTATTGACGCGGTAGATTTGGGAGCGGGATCTATCACAATCCCAATCTGATCAAATGCTTTTTCCATGGCATTGAAATGCTGCTCATGTAGATGTGGATGGCTAATCCTAAAGAATCCCCAAATGCCGGTACCACTAGATGATAAGCCACAATAGACAGTATATGGAATCTTGATAAGGCATTCCTTAACTTTCTGCAGGCCACCTGATTCAAGTAGGATAGGGTTGTCTTTTGGATCAATATCGAACTGCAATAAAGAGTTGTGTTCGACAACATATTTTACCCCCCGGCCTTTCTCTTGTATGCTTGAGGGAGATATTGCCCATAATTGTCTTTTAAGTGCTGACCTTTCATCTTTATCTGCTGTTTGTCTAACCTTTTCTATAAGTTCAGGTTGCCACTGGTAAGTTAGCATGTCCAGTATACCGACTGTTTCCGGTTTTGTTCCCATACACCATTGTCCATTGTAGAGATATGGTTTGAATAGGCTGCATTTTTCAGGTATGTATTGCATAATCATTCGTTATTATTTAGGTCACTACTCACCACCCTAATACCTAAGGTATTTTAGGGGGTAGTCAGTAGTACTACTCACCACCATTTTCAGGGTAGCCAGTAGGGTGCTCAGTAGTTAAAAATGTTAAATAGTAATATGCCTGAGGGCTTCTGTCTACCCCGTGCTTAGCGATGAAGTTTATATCATTTAATAGGTAATCCAGAAGCGCGTCCACTCTTTTTCCGCCGTATGTGCCACCGAATTTTGCTTCGTATTTTGAGCTTAGGCGGGTGAGTAGATCTTTAAGTTTTGGTTTTGCAAACTTTCCGGAGAATACTTGTAGGAGTAATTCTTTATGAATAAAATCTTCAATCTCATAGGGTTTTTTACTAGGAACCTTAGCTGGGTACCCGGTTTCAGTTATGGTGGCGAGTTCTTCAAATGGTACACGCTCGCCAGTGTTTGAGAACAAGAAAGTTTCAGGATCGAAGAATAATTTAAAGCTGCTGTTCTTGTTTTCCTTGCCTACGTAGTTGCCTTTTACAATGCAGAGATGTCTATAATCAGGGTCTTGAATGTCTTCCCTAAGTTCCATTACTAACCGCATCTTAGCTTCGAAGCCCTGACCTGCTAGAATGTTATCCTTTGAAGGCACTAGCTTTTGGGTTCGTTTTCCGGTATGGTGTAAAAACGCTACGGCACAATCATGCTTCTGGCCTAACGCCTTGTATTCGTTGAGCTTTTGTCTGATCTGACCACTATCCACCTGGTTGCCAGTAAAGGCATCACCCCATGCGTCAACAATAATAATGTCTACTTTGATATGAATAAGCTTTTCCTCGAGCCTTGCAATGATGTCTTCGCTGTCAAACAGGAAGTGCAGGTTTTCTAAACCTTGTGGATTATTTTCGGTCTGCTTTCCATATATCCATCTTAGGTTTTGCGCCTCATCTTCAGTCACTACAAGTAGGGCTGCCGCGTACCTAACATTTAGCTTAAATCCTAAAAAGTTAAACCCTCGAACACATGAAATTGCCAGCTGCCTAAGAAGCATACTTTTACCGGTGTCGCTAGATCCTACTAGTGCAAGGATTCCTACCTGCGGTGCAATGCCGTCGATAAGCATCGGTGGCTTCTCACCACTCATTTTAAACAGGTCTTCACCAGTTAGCCACTCGACTACTTTTGCGGGCTCTTCTTGGGTTGTCGTAATTCCCCTTCCAAATTGTTCAGCTGCCTTTGGATTTAGTAAACTATTTTTCTTTACGGCACCTTTACTCCGGTCAGTATCAATTTCGACTTCTCTGATAGATTCGGCTGTTGGCTTTAGTGGAGGATAGTTTTCATAATTGTTGTTGAAGCCCGGGCCAAAGCTCATTGAAGGTTCACCGTACTCGCGTTGGTTTTCATTAATCAATCCACGAAGTTCATACAAGGAGTATTCAATGCCCTCAAAGATTACCCTCTCCGCTGGATCTCGAGAGTCTTGAACTTTTTCCCGTAACAGCGGTTCAAGCCGATTATAGATAAGTACTTTTTTCGCCTCGACACTCATAAACTAGTATCCTCTTTTTTTAGGAAGCGGATTGGCAGTCAACGCATCGATTTCAGACTTTTTAAATAGGATGGTTCGCTTATGCTGATAAAAAGGCAGCTCGCCGCTACGCTTCTTCTGTCTTATAGATTGGATGTGGCAACCCCAGTACTCTGCAAGTTCTTTGACAGTCATCATTTGATCTTTCTCTGCCGGGGTTGGTGCTTTTTGAAAATCTTGGAAGCCTGGCAGGTATTTTTCAATGAACATCTGCACTGCAGCGAGGCCGCATTCGGTTGCCATTGCTTTGGCTTGTTCTTCTGTTAAAATGTTAATGCCCATGTGTTTGTGATTTGTTGTTACAAACGTACTCAGGTCGGTTTTCCAGAACTTCCAAAGCTTCCATAAATGGAAAAAATGGAAGAAAATAGTTGTATGTTATTATCACTTACACATCAAATAGTCTTAATAAGCACGAATATTTTCGCCATTAAGAAATAACAAAGCACAAAAAAACCCGCTACTTGAGCAGGTTTGTGAGGTAGATGATTAAATAGCCTTATCCCTTGATTCTGTTGGCAACAGATCGTATTGCACTATTAAACTTATCCTCATTGTCTTTAGTTAGAGCAGTTCTTGCTCTAAAGTTTTCAGGTTCTATTCCAAAGACATTATGGAAAAGGTCTTTAACAATCGTATCGTTAATAATTCTGCCATCAGGTAGTGTTTCTCTAATCACCTTGATTTCCCCTTTTTGTAGCAGTTTATAGAATTGATAGGCACGAGCTTTAGTTTTCCACTTATCGTCAGAAGTTATGAACCCAAATTGCTCTTTCTTTAGCTCATCGAAAAAGGCCATATAATCATCTTTGTACTTACTGTGGAAGATGTCTGAAAATTCAATAGCAGAACTACGCTTGCTAAGCTGTATTACTTTTGCAGATACTTCGGTGGTAGGCTGATTTGTTGGCTCATAATCACCCATTACCATATAACCTCCTGAGGATACTTTATAATGGAAAAAAGGACGAATATCACCGCTTGATACATTATTCCAAATCATGACCTTATTAATAATTTCTTCAAATTTAATTCCATAGTCATAACAAAGTTCTGAGACCTCGCTTGTAAATGTATAAACACTGAGGCCACAGCGATTTATATACGCCGTCGATTTATTATGTAGAAAATATCGATCCCATGGTTTCACATAGCATTCAGGTTCCGCGTCAAAGTCAGGAGTGTTGCGCCTTTCCTCTATTATCTGATTTGCCTGTTCTTGAATTTTATCGTCCTTAAACAAATATTCATTTGAAACAAGGTAAAATATATTATTTAATTCATTGAAGATGTTCTCAAAAACGTCCAATAAGAAAAATTCACGCTGCTTATCACTTGCAAGGTTATACAAATTTTCTTTAATCCCCTTAATTGCGTGATGAGTTATGGTTCCCCATTCATCAAATGAGATATCAACTTCAGGATAAGGAACTTCATCCAACGTATCAGACATTTTATGACAGAGCTCAATGAAATACTTGTAGTCGTGGTTGTTGCTCATCTTAGTTTGTATTAAAAATTTTAGCCATCTGGTCGAACTTCGTCGAGTTGACTACATCATAGTATTTGTGGAAAGCTTTAGATCCTTTAGTGTGGCCCGTTATTGATACTATCACGCTTTCAGGCATGCCAAGCGTCATGGCTATAGTGATGAAACTTTTACGGCTTGTATGGCAACTGATAAGCTGATCCTTCGTTGTTTCAATTTTTTCGATTCGGCCGGCCGCTGTTTTATGAGCAATTTCAACTACTGAGTTGATGCCTGCCAGGGCTGCAACCTCTTTAAGGTAGTCGTTTGTCTTTTGGTTGCTTATTGATGGCAATGCATATTCGCCAGGTATGTCTTTGTATTTGTCGATGATCATTTTACTCATTGGCGTGAAGGGCACAGTTAATGCCTGGGTTGCACCGCTTTTCTGGATAAAAAACTTGATGTGGTCCTTAAAAACGTTGCTCTTCTTCAGCCCGGCAATGTCTGAGTACCGCATACCAGTAAAACACCCAAATACAAAAAAGTCTCTTACACGCTCTAAAGTTGGGCTGGGCATAGCAGTATTAGCCATTTGTAATACCTCTTCATGGCTCAAGTGAATTACCGTTATGTTGTTGGGGCTGCCGGTTTCTAAGAGCGGGAGAGATGCGATGTATTTCTTCTTTAGGCAGTACTGCAAAAAGGTCCTGAGTACCTGCATTGCTTTTACAACGGTGTTATTTAATCTGCCTGCTTTCAGGTAATCGTTGAAGCCTTCAATTAGATTTTCATCCACGTCTGAAACCTTTAGGGTTGTGGCTTTTTTGCTTAAAAACGTCCTGAAATGGTTTAAGCCGGATTGATTATTCTTGAAGGTATTGTATGCCAAGTTATTCTTTACATATTCAAGGTATTCAGCAATACGATCTTCCAGAGTTGACGACTTCACTTTCTCGGCTTGTCTGCCTTTAAATCTTTTATCCAGTTCCTCTCGGAAAATATCGACCGTTTGAGTGACACCTTCTTTGATCAAATCCGACTCAATAGAGTAGGCGTGTCTAAGTAAAGCATCAAGTTTCATCTTAACTCCTGGCGCTTCTAGCCACTTATTTGAAAATGGATACTTCCCATTTTTCGCATGGTATTTTTTAGGCATTCGGATGCCAGTATAATACTGGAGTCTGGCTTTATTTACACTGAACAACATCAGGATAGGATAGTCGCCTTCGTTAGCCGATTTTAGGGCTTGTAAATGGAACTTCGGATTGATCATTACCTTTATTTTATATACAAATATATATACAAATCGGTGTATATTCTAATATATCTTAATATATGTTGCTATCACGTGTAGGTGGTAAAGAACGCTGTTTAACAATGATTTACGGCAATATTCAAGTATAATATGATATATACAAGTATAAGATTATGTACTCCGGCGCTGGGTACACCCCCTCTGATACCTTTAGAGGGAAAAACCTAAAAACGGCCTTTACATCACGTAGAGGCCGTTTTTTAAAAGCATAAAATTGGTGATTAGTTACACTTTGTTTCAACATTGTTTTAACATCAAAAAAACACACACCAATCTTTATGGTAAGCTATTCCGTAAAACTTAAATGCAATTCTAACCGGGTCCAGAAAAACGGGAATGCTTCCCTTTATTTGCTAGTGATCATCAATCGGGAAAGCAAACCAATCCCTTTGAATCTGTCGTGGCCAGCACACCTTGTTGATAACAAGGCTGGCACCATGAAGCCGCGCAGCAAGCGCGATGCTGATTTCAATGACTATCAGTTGATCATCGCCAATGAGCTGCAGAAAGTAAATGAGATTTTCAAGGTCTACCGCATCCAGGATAAGGTTTTGTCCATGGACTTATTTATTGATGAACTCCGGAACATTGACTTGCGAAAGGATTTTCTTGCCTACATGGAGCATAAGATTGCAGATCGATTCAAATACAAGGAAATTTCCAATAGAACCCGACTGAACAATATTGGCACTTTGAACCGGCTCAAGAAATTCAAAACTTCAATTCCGTTTTACGCTACTGATAGGAAATTGCTGCAGCGTTTTAAGGTACATCTAAGCACAAGGCATAAGAATGATGATGCGACTATCTGGGGCAGGATTAAAGACATCAAAACATATCTGCATCTAGCGATGGAGGAAGGTATCAGCTTGAATAAAGATTTTGAAAATTATGTTAATACTCCTCCGGCTCCATCACTGATCTATCTGGAAGAGGACGAAATAAACCGGCTTACAGGATTATATCTGTCGAACCGCCTGGATGATCTTAGACAGCAAACGCTTAGAGCTTTCCTGTTTAGCTGTTTTACCTCAATCCGCGTTTCGGACGTCTATCGTGCTGAATGGGGCTGGGTGCAGCTAAATAATGAAATGCATTTTATTCCATGGAAGAACAGGCGCTTCAAAAAGGAAGTACAGATACCATTATCCAGGATCGCTCAGAACTTAATCGAGCGGAAAACTGGTAAGTTCTTTAATCTCCCTACGGAGCAAGAAATGAACCGGTCGCTGAAAGACATTGCCGCTATGGACGGAGTGAACATTAGAAAGAAGCTGACCTTCCACGTTGCGCGGCACACTTTCGGCACGCACTACTACCGGCAAACTAAAGATGTGGTGGCGTTGCAGAAGATCATGGGGCACTCGAAAATTACCACCACAATGATTTATGTTCACGTCAACGAGCAGGACAAGCGGACCGGTATGGATATTATGAACGATTCATTTATGTGTAATGCGGGCTTTATGCGGCTAGTTAGCTAATTTTTGATTGTTCTAACTGAATGGATCACCTTTCTTGATGTAAAATTCGAAATATGTATTTATTTCCTGAATGTGGTTAATCATTGCTGTAATTCGTCTGTCCATATTCTCAAATTCTTTTTTTGGGAGTCGAACTTTTTTCAAAATTTCTTCATTTTCTTGGGAAAAAATATCTGTAAGCGCTTTATCTAAGATTCTTATTGACTTTCTAAAGCTTAAACCTTGCATTAGTTCGGCAGCAAAACAATCATTTTCAAAAGCATATAGGCCTAACTTTGCCTTCAAGTCTTTCGTGGACTTGCGTGCAAATTGAGCCTGATTAAGCAAATACTGCATATCCTCCTTTGGCTCATTCTGAAATACCTTTATGTATGTTAAATATGCAATAACTAATCCAGCAAAGGCAATGACAAGGTTTATGGGTTCCATATCTCTAATATACAATTTGGATAAGTTTCTACACAGTCTATCGCTGTCCTTGGCTGAGCCTTACTGCCTTCAACTCGTCGGCTTTTTCTTCCACCAGCTTATAATTTAACGTAACTGGGAGTTCATTAATGGCGCTTTGCTTTTCGATAAATGTGGCCAGTGTACGGCTGAGCGTTTCCAGTTGATCCTTCGTGCTGACACCATCATTCCTGCTAGAAGTCGAAACTGGCGAGGTGGGAGGTAGAGCAGGAGCGGTGCTGGTAGACCGGTACTGATTCTCTGCAGAACGTGCGCTGGCATAATCCACGGAATAATTTACTGGAGTGTACAGTTTTTCACCGAGCGAAGCATTCACCATCGATGCTGTTTCCTCGGCGTTGTACACGTTAGCACCAGGTGCGAGATTTGCGAGCGTAGCCTTTTCTGCAAGCCACAATTTCCCCTGCTCTTCGATCAACTCGGTTCCGGCTTCACCGACGATGGCAGGTCCACCTTTGAAATTTCGGACACCTGTGGCAAATTCAGGTGGTTTCTGCGCTACGATCACAGCAAGCTGAGCAGCTGCAGCTACACCGGTGGCGATGGCTAACGGAATATTCGGCAAAGCTTTGGTAACAGCGATTGCACCATTGATCAGGGCCTGACCGATAGCAGCCTTCTTTTCGTCTTCCCATGCTTTCAGCTTTATCGCTTTCTCCTGAGCATCGAACTTTTTATTGATGGCCGCTTTCTGCTTTTCTGAGAGATTCTTTTGACTGAGTTCCTTCTCACGCTCTTTATCAAGGGCATTAAGCTTGATGTCGGTTTCGCGTTGGCGGTTGTTGGCCGCAATCTGAAACACTGCATCAGCTACAGCCTGAGCACTTTCGAGGGCCGTTTCTTTTACCTTCTGATCTTTCTCCTTTTGCTTGTCTGCGATTTCCTTTTCCGCATTTTGCGTGGCGGCCTGCCGGTTTCGTGCAATGGCGGCTTTTGCCTCTTCAAACTCGGCAGATGCAATGAGTTCGTTGCTAAACTTCTCTTTAAGTGCGATCAGTTCATCATCGTACTGCTTTTTGATCTTGGCAAGCTTCTGTTCTGGCTTGGTGCCAACTATGGTTTCATATTCCGCTTCAATACGCTGCTTCTCTTTTTCAAGGCGTTCCTTTTCTCGAATCTCAGCATCTGAAAGATCTTTTGTTCTGGCAATCCTAAGTTCAGAGAGTTTCGTCTCATTGCCGGCAAAAAGCTTTTCCTGTTCATCGTAGAACTTATTAATGGTGTTCTGTTCTTTTTGCAGCTCATGTTCTTTGATCTGGGACAGTTGTGATCTCAGTTCCTTGATCTTAGCGTTCATCTCGGCTTCCTGCCTTACTGTAAGATCATTGACAGCAGTTTTCTTGTTTGCTTCAAGCTTTGTAATCTTATCTTCTGTAGCTTTTTTCTGCTCTGGGGTAACACCCTTCATTTTAAGAAACTCGCGCTCCTTGGCTATTAATTCATCATACTTGCGACCTTCCTGTTCGAGTTCCTTCTGGTTCTTGGATAGCTGATCATCCAGGCGATCGAGTTCAAGTTTCTCGTACTCCTTATTCAGTTGAGTGAATTCCTGCAGTGCTTTTTTGCGCTCCGATATCTGGGTTTTCTCACCTGCAGAGGTTTTACCCTTTGCTCCGGAAAGTTCGTCTTGTAGTTTTTTGATCTTGGCGACAATGATTGCATATTCCTTCGAATGCACATCCAGGTCCTTCATTTGATCTTTCAGTACATCGATCTCTTTACCTATTACTCCTTCTGTACGGGCGGTACTGGCTTTCGGTGCAGCAGTTGGTTTCTTGTTGATTTCGTCCATAAAATCGCCGTTTAAACCTTTAATTAACAACTCCCGTTCTTTTGCTAACTCACTATACTTGATCAGCTGCTCCCGGGTGTACCGGATTCCTTCATCATCAAGCTTCTTGACCTCAGATCCACCGCCCTGGTAATTCACAGTCACAGTACCACGGTTAATTTGTGCCTGGTACATGTCGCGCATCTTTTTGAATTCGGCAAGTTCTTTCCTCGCTTCAGAGATTGCATCTTTATTCTGGTTTTTAAGGAGGGCCTTTTGGATATCCACAAACTCCCTAGCCTTCGTGGTGTTTAATGACATTGCTTCGCCCAAATTATTCCACTGGGTGACCGCACCGGGAATGGTGTTAGCAACTTGCTTCAGGATACTGTTGATCTCAGTCTGCTCATCCTTATTCAATTTCCCTTTTGCCGTAAGTTCATCGTATCGATCCAGTAGGGGATTGACATTCTTTTCGAGGTTGTTCACCTCAGCGGCTTGCTCCTTGAATTTATTGGTAAGCTTTTCCGCGCTGGTTTCTGTACTGAGTAGATCCTCATTGATCCAACTGAGCACTTTGCTGTATGTGTTGTAGAACCCGTAGATAAAACCTTCGGATTTCTGACCCATTTTAGTGAATATCTGGTCCCAAGTATCATCGATGTTTGAAGATATACCGTTCAGTTCTTTGGCCATGACCTCCATGGTCCCTTTTACACCATCCATTTGCCCAAAGGAAAGGAGTGCCTTATAAATCGCATCTTCGGTGTTTTCTACTTCTTTGGTTACCCCCTTGAAGGAAAAAGCAACAGTATCGCCATTCTTTTTAGCTTGGATACCGAATTCCTTTAAACGTTCATTTTCCCCAGTGGTAGCATCAAGTATGGCTTCAATCCATTGATCCATGCTTTTCTTTTGAGAAGCAGCCACATCACCGAGGTTCACCATTTCTTCCCTTGCTGGTTTGATACCACGATTTACCAATTTCAGGAAACCGTCAGTGGCCTGTTGCAAACCTTCCGGAGTTTTCGCGGCAAAGTTCAACAGCATCTTCAAGGATTCGTTCGCTGCTTTCGCATCACCACCAAGTGCATTGGTTAATACCGCACGGTTCATGCTCGCTTCTCCAAGCGCTTCTTTCATTTTACCAATACTGCCTGTTACCAGGTCAATCCCTTTTTCTACCAGACCAGCAGAAACAATACCGGCAGCAATCCCCTTCCAGGAAAGTGCTAAACCTTTCGATTCGTTTGATAGGCCCTGCTGTTGGCGTCGCAATTCCATTGCCGCACGGGTTACAGCAATACAATCCTCTTCCATTTTCTTATAGCCCGGATCTGCCGGTTTCATGTTCCGGAGTTCAGCATTCAGCTTTCGTTGGGTATCAGTTAATTCTTTAAGGGAAGCGTCAGCCTGCTTTCCGTTGATGACGAGTTTTACTACTGCTTCGGTATCGGTTCTATTAGCCATTGAAAGTAATGTTATATTCTGATTGGTTGGTCATGATCTCTGAGACGTGTTTGGACACTGCGGTATTGGTTCTAACTGCAAGCAGCTCGCGCAGGCGGTGTACCTGGTTAACCTTGCGTTTATTGAACCACCGGGCAGGTTTGCGCGATACTGCAGAAAGGTTGGTGCCGTATAGTTTATTGGCAGAAAGGTTTTGCTTATTGGTGAATCGCTCGTGTGCTGAAATGCCCTTGCCGACACCCATGTCTCGCAAGCGACCGTAGAACTTGAATTTCAGCATCACGCCCAGCAGCTCTTCGCGATCGCGTTTGAGTTGATGTGTAAATGATCGATATAATTCTTCAGTTACCCCGATTTTATGTTTTCGAAGTTCCTTTCTCCAGGTTTCGATGGTCAGGCGTGCCCAACCATCGACATACCCGCGGATCTCAATTTGATCGAACAATGTTTTCTCTGCCATTCTACGAAAATCCCCTTTCAGGATGGCGCTGGAAAGGACAGGAATCTTAGAAAACTATCCAGACACCCTGACCGTCCACAGCTGCTTCCTTAATACTGACATAGTAGTATCCATCACCCTTAATGAAGAAAACCTGTTTACCATTTCGCACAATGTATTTCGGTAATCCAGTTCGGATACGTAGTTCTTCAATGCTTCGCCTTACGGTGTCAGCCAGCGGAATATAGGTCTTGGATCCACCAACACCGAACTTGTCTGTGCTCTCGAGAATTGATGCATATTCGGTAAATGGAACGCCAGTAGTAGCATCTGTTCCGGTGCGCTTCTTTTCATAGTAGAGCTCAAAATCAACTTTGTTAATGCCAGGGGCTTCACTGAAATATGCTTTATAAAACTGGGTGCCATTTTCTTCCTCATCCGAGTAAACGGCAGCCTTAATTGAATACGGCGTAGTGTAGCCGTGCACCAGGGTGCGGCAATCTATTTTTACAGGCGTTCGCTCGGAAACCCTATTCGTTAAACTGTAGCTGATTTGCTTCGGAAGGGCATATGTGAATGTTTGTTCCCGCGATACCAATCCGATTTTGCCCAGTGTAGTTAAATCCGGAAGAACAGTGTCGGGCACCTTTGCAATCGCCACAACTCTTTTGCTGTCGTTTAAAAATCTGTACCAAACGGCATCACGATCGGAGAGATCTACCGGATCGGCTTGAGGGAACACCTTTCCCGATAGTAGCTGCTTCATGCCGGTGAAGCGAAGAAGTTTAATCGGCCAGGTGATCGTATTTACTTCTTCTCCGACTAAATCCACACGCTGGCTGGTTACCGGATAGGCATAACCATCGGAACTTTTGCTTTTCAAAGTAGATACTTGTAGTTCGACAGGATTCTCCCCTCCACCAACAATAAGGGTGTAGGTAGGTTTAAAAGCGGCCTGCTTATCCTCCGGTGCAATATTCATTGCCTCATCGTCTTGGTCAACCTTTAGCGTTACCGTGTAGCCTTTTCCTTCATCTGTGGAAATTTCATCGATTGACTGAACATAGGCAGATAAATCCGTGCAACGGGATTGCTGAAGCGTATTAAAAGCACTATAAATGGTCACGGTATTGTTAAGCACATTAAACGTGAAATTTATCTTTAGGCGGTCGGATATCTGCTTTAGGAAATCGGAAATCGTTAATTCTGCAGGCAGATATGCGAGGCTTGGAAGGATCTGAAAGTCCTTAAGCGCACGCCTGGTATACAGGTATAGGGAATTGAACTCCGGATCATCCAGCAGCTCGCCTTCAAGATTGAATTCAAGATATTCGAACACCTTTTTAATGATGTAGGAAAGCTTAAAGAACGGGACCTGTATGGTGCTTCTGGTGTCGAATGTGGTTCTGACCATCTCCACGTGGAAGGCTTGTGCCTGATGATCCCAATTATTCATCCAAGGGTAGGATATACCAATTGTTTCGGTTTGGCTTGACCATGCATCATTGAACACCGGAAAAAATGCAAATGGGTACTGCTCAGGATGCATGCAACTGTTTATCATCAGTGCCGCCATCTTTGCTGTAGTGTTTTCGGTAGTAATAGAATCAAAGCCTCTGATATCACGAATAATCGTGTTTTTAACTTTAAGTGCCACCGAGCCGAAGTTTACCTTTAGATTGAAGCTAAGCTTATTGTTCAGGTTCTTATGCGTGAAAGTTCCAGCATAGAGCGGATTACCGCCAATCAGCACCTGCACATCCTGAACGAATACCTTGTTACTGGCATCGATGAGGTACCCGTAACCGGTAAAGGCTTTATTGTTGTCGGTCCAGCCAGTTTGCGCTGAATATACTACCTCCTGAAACAAGCTGTCTTCAGTAGAGAAAAGGGGATTGTTAAGTTCTACCGGAATTGCCGACGTGCTTTCCAAGTCTAAGATAAGCCCGGCTTTGTTTATGATTTGGATCATGCTTGTGACTAAAAAAGCAAAGGGGCTTTAACCCCTTGCTTTGATTTCGAATTTTTGAATTATTCCGGCAAAAGAACTGTTGAACATGCCGATTAGAAAGGCCAGCCACATTGTAAGCGTTTGCCCTAACAGCTCGTTTGAAAACCTTAAAACCACAAACGTGATCAGAAAGCCGGTGAACAACTGCTGCAGATTGTCCTGTACCATAAACCAGAAGGAGAATTTAACAGGCGTAGCAGTGCTTAGCACGTTGCGTTTGGTGGCCTTTATTCGCAGCTGCAGTATTGCACCAATCAGCGCCAAGATCAGGGCTGCAGCGTATGTGGGAACGTCCGTTGTTCCAAGAAATTGATTTAAGAATTTTTCCATGATCTACCAGGTTGTTAAAGGGGTTCTTACCCACGTATTGGTTGCTGTACATACATAGATATGTGTCGACGTGATCCGGATTTCTCCGGCTGTCCCTGCCGCTGTTGCTGAAGCAGGTGCCGTGTTCAAAGCCGACAAAGCGTATTGTCCTGATGTGACTTTATTATTGAATACTGCCGACCCATCATAGTTTAGCTCTAAAGCTTTCAACTTTGTGTTTGCAGCAGTTACGGTGTAGAGCGCAAGACCAGCACGATAGTTTGCTAGATAGTTGTTGGTTGCATACATGCCAGCGAAAGCGGTACTTGCTCCACCATTGGAAAACCCATAGGTAATCATTGGCTCGTAAGCCGAACCGGAAGAACTCTTTACGCGATAATTGGTGAACACACCGCCACCATTGACCTGGAACCGCTCGCCGTTGCCCTCATCCATAAATGAACCACCTACTATCACCTTTCCTCCTTTATAGACAAATACACCTCGGAACTCTGTACTGTCCGCAATTCTTATAAAATCTTCTCTGTTTAGTTGTTGGATACTGAAATCTTCTCTAAGAGAGCTTGGATCTTGCCGGAACATGATCCTCGACCGGCTCATTACATTTAAGTCTGCACCAAGGGTTGCGTTTCCCTTCAGCTCCGACAGGCCGTTAACAGTGATCTTGCCTGAATTATCATTCTCTAATACTGGCTCTACTGAATGGTTGAAAAACAGGATTTTTGCACGGCCTAGATCTGTACTGTCTCGCAGCGCGCGGAGTTGATTATTGTAGTAGTCGATTCCATTGTATGCATAGGTATTTGAGACATACCGTGTTCTAGTTAAGAACCTGAAATCTTTACCGTCTGTTTTTACACTGTAGAGTAGCCCTTGATTAGTGCCCAAATAAAGAGTGCCATTAACAACTTTACACCCTTGCACCATGTCGATATCATTAGAGGTTGCAAACTCGGTATACCCCAAAAATGCCCAGTCGGAGACTCTGTATCGACCAAATTCATTTGCTTTTAAATACCCCGAGGTGTAGGCAATACCATCTTCGATCGTAATAGCAGTAATGCTTCCGCGTGGCGATTCGACTGGATGTGCCTCAATTCGTTCTAAGGTATTTAGGTCGTAGACAAGTATTGAGTAATTTCCACCACCAATAACGTTAGCAGGGACGTACAATTTGCCATTATAGATATCTCCATCATTGAACTTACCCTGTGGTACGCCTGTAAAAGGGGTGCTGTTCGTGGCTATAACCGAAGTGAAATCACTGTTATATTTCCTGAGAGCATCCGTGCCTATTAGATAATTATTGCCCTGGCTATCTGTTGCCATGCCTTGTATTTCCTTATTGAACAACGAAAATGTGGTAGATTCTCCGGCAGGGACTAAAGATGAGCGAAGACCAGCATTAGCTTTCTTAGACAAAAGACTATCAACCCTTTCCTTTGTGTCAATCGCACGAAACTTGGCTGAACCGGTACCGCCCCAGATTTTTCCATTCGGATCCAGGTATAATTGATTTCCGTAAGACTTGCTGCCTGCAGGCAGACTTGTTTGCGTTTGGGAAAAAGCGGAAACCGAGGCTACCAACAGGAGCATTAATAATAATTGGTTTTTCATTTTATATAAGTGTTAAGATTATGGTGCCGTCTAATAAATCAGAAATATGTAGAATATCGATTTCTCCGGCGTTTAAAGAATATTGAACATTTGGTTCGTAGGTGCTAACAAGGCCGCCTTGGATATACCCGGCTTTTACTACAGGAATATGCTGGCCGTGTTTCTCTGCGTAGGTCCGGTCTTCACCTGGTACCTGATTATTCCACCCAATTACCACTGGATCTGTACTGGACAACTCAATGGTTGTTTTTACGCTCTTTATATCAGTAAGTCTGGCAAATCTGTCCATCGTTAATTTATTGTTTGAAGTAGTATCATTTCGTTTCTTGCTTTGCCGTCAAACGCCACATAGAAGTACGTTCCGTCCGGAAGTGATATAATTTGCTTTGGATACACTGGATTAAACCTTTGGGTATTTGGAGCCACAAGCCTTGTTGACTTGCTGTTGTTCAGGTTTACAGCATAGTTATTCGGTCCTGCGGGATAGGTGCCTTCTGTGCGGTAGTTAAGACGTATATCAATCGCTGTGCAGGCAATCTCATTGCCTGGGCTAGTTTGTGGCGGGACAGTGGCAGAATAGCCTTTGTACGTTCTGAGCATGATGTCAGCATACCAGGCACCGGTTATTGTTTGAAGGTTTTCTTCTGAAATCTTACCCCAGATGTAGTATCGTTCTAACGTACAAGTGGCTCCATTTGCCGGATCATTCGCGAACTGTTGGCCAAGGGCATTAAAGTTTATGGTATCATTCGCTGCTTTCCGGTCTGCGTCAGCCTGGCTCACGGTCGAATAGTAAGTTTTACTAAAGGAAACCGCAGATCCCTTCATATCAGGTCCACAGTTGTTACGGCTAAACTCACCTGTACGCTTTTTGGTGTATGTAATAATTTCCGGGATGTAGGTACAGGTAGCGCCATTTGCAGGATCATTCGCGAATGCTTGCCCGAGCACGGGAAACTCTGGATCATTCTCGGCAGTGAACTTGGCATCTGCTTCACTCAAAAGTGAGGTGTATTCCTTTGAAAACGTTACTGCAGAACCTATGCCGCCAGGACCACAATTGATATTGGTGAAAGGTGCTGATCTGGTAAATCTATATTCCACTGGCGGTGGATTGAATACGCAAACGCCTCCGTTTATTGGATCATTTGCGTATTGCTGGCCCTGCTGATCAAAGTCAGGATCCTGCAGAGATAAGACCTGCGCATCATATAAACTGAATGCAAGATATGTTTTGCTAAAGTGCACGATTGAGCCAACTTCATTTTCGTCGCATGATAAGCGACTAAAGCTACCTGTGCGCGTAGCTGTAAAAAGAGTTGGCACCTTAAAAAACAAGTTCAGGAAATAGGGTTGGCTCAACTGATCGTCCACTACCGGAAGGTTAAAGCCATCTTTACTTACAATCTTAAGTTCGCCAGTTGGTTCTAAAACCCAAAACATCTCGGTTGCCTGGCTTGCAAACCAACGCTTCAGCTGATTCACTGGCCTGCAGAATACCGGCATGATGCCAAGGGTTATTTCTGTACCTGTAAAGTCAGGGCTTAGATCAAATTGCCCCGCGATATAAATGGTGCTTTTATCTGCCGTAGTCAGCAAATCTGCCTTGTACTGAAAGTCCAGCGCCTCGTTTACGATGAACGCAGACTTAAATGGAACATCTGTCCATGCTCCAAATTCTTCGGAGATACTACCTGCATAAGGCAGTTGTAAAAAACGTTTCACGCCATCGCCGTACTTGACGTTGACCTTTTCTTCCGGGAAAACAACAACAGCAACCTGGCCCATCTTTAAAATCGGATTTAAAGAGGTCCATTCCTGAAGTGTTTTATATGGAAGCTGGATGCTGCCGTTTAAATTCATATTGAGTTGTCGATTATTGAATCTGTATAGTTGCCATTACCATCATCGATGATGCCTGAGAACTGAATAACTTTGTATTCACCGGGGGCAGCAATAGACTGGATTACTTCATTGTTCTGGTTGATGATCTTTACAATACCACCACTACCGGGATTGATTGTGCCCGGAGGTAATCCACCGGCACCAGGGGGAACATTGTCAGGCGCGGATTCGTCAAAATCAAGCTCTGTATAGGCGCTGTCATCGAATAGATACTGATACTCGAACCGCTGGGCATACTTGCCATTTTCCTCATCATTAACTTCAGGGATTGATTTGGAGGTTACCTGAATAGGCAGGTATTGACCATTTACAAACCGATACTTTAGCGCTGAGGCAAAGAAATCCTTATTGAAGAGCAAATTTTTTCGGGTGGTAAAACCTGTACTTAGGGAGAACTTAGTCTGCAGGGTAATATCATAGACCATAGATTTCCCTTTCATGATCGATTCGCCCGCCAGCACAGCACGTTCAGCAACCTGCTGCACCTGGTCGAACTCCATAGCGCCCATCCCGTAAAAGTATCTGGTGTCGAAGGTTCCCCAGCTGCTCCAATTCATAAAGGTTCTTATAAACCGCTTATACTGGTAGTCGATGGTGTAGGTGATCGTTTCACTAACAGGCTGCAGCGCATCGTTCTTTAGAAATACACTGAAGCTGCTTAGGATCTTCCCCGGGTAATTCTCAGGAATGAATATCTGCTGTACAGAAACATTAAACGCGTATTTCCTTAGGGCCTTGGCTGAAAGGGTATAAGGAATGATCAGTGAACTGGTGCCATCGCTGAAGTAAAGCTGGCAGAACATCTTTAGGTTGCGATCTGCACGTGCGTTGAAAAAATAAAGGTACTGTGGCGAATCATACCGGGTGATAAGCTGAGTTGTTCCCTGCTTCAAGAACCGATCAGTCTCAGGTAGAGCTGGAGCAACCAACTCCTGCAATGATTTCGTCTTTTGACCTAAAAAGCTTAAGCCACCTTGGATTACGGTGTATACCGGTGAGCGCTGATTTCTGTAGTTCCTGCTTGGATCGCCATAACTTTCCGCAAACTCAAAATAATACCTCCTACAGCTTACTGCGCAAAGCAAAGGGTCAGTTCCGGGCCGTTCTGGCAACAGGTTGCGAATGTCATTGCTGATCACAGCGTTTAGCTTATCGCCGATGAATGCCTCAGCTTTTCCGGCACTACCATAGCGTACCGAAAGGGGAGCGTCATAGATAAGGTCATACCCATCATTAGCAATGTTTTCGATAAATAACCTGAATGCTATCTTATAATTCGCCTTCGGACGTTCTCTTTTGCCTGTATTGATATTCTGCAGATTGAAAGTATCATTTACAAAAGGCAGCATATCGAAGCCGGTGGTTTTCTCTTTTGAGATGAAACGCACTCGGCCGGCCACTTCTTGAAAATCAAAGTCTGTGCTTAGATCATAGTTTGAGCGTACCCACGCGATGAACATGGTGTTGTTTGTAATGGAAGGAAGAATAAAGGTTCCATCGTTATCAGGCCCGGCAGATACTACCAGTGTTGTTGTTTTTTGTCCGTAAGCGATAACCAATGTTGCTCCGATGCTTAGCGGATATTTGATAGATAGTTCGTTCACCGAACTTTCCCCGTCCTGTTCATTTAAACTGGTACAGGTGAACCCTGCTGTGATTTTATCACCACTGAAAGCAAATGGGGGGGGACTTAAGGTTAAACTTACACTCATGGACTGTTATGGAATATCTGTCCAAGTTCCGGAATCCACGCTCCAACCAAAAGGACAGGTAAACGACAGCTGTGTTGTGTAACCGTACCAGTTTAGTTCAATGGGTCCAACCATCCGGATGGGAACATTCTCAATTCGAAAATTGACGGACTTACCTGGCACAATTCTTCCTCTACGGCAATCATGCTTTGTGCGTCCAACTATTGATTTTATTACTTCAATGCACACTGATCGGATATCCGAGGTTTTAACATCGGTTTCCTTTTTCTGCAGTATGTATATCTGGAAGTCCACAACCTGAACATGATTTTCAGAATTGTTATCATCCAGTTCGCCTTCACCTGCAACTAGCAGCATCACGGTAGATCCGGTGGCATAGCGAAGCGCTTCATTAAACGCGCTCAGCTCATCGGGATCCTCGACCTCAAAAAAGGATTGCTGACCATCAAGGTTGTGCGCAATCGTGCGGTGTGCATTGGCAAGCTTTTCAAAATAGCTGATGAATTGATCTTCTGTTAACATTACTTTCGGTTTGATTCCTCTATCTCATCACGCAGATGGTCTAAAAAGAGGTATAAATTGGTTTGCTCCGTTTCCCTGAAGGATCCGAACTTTCCGGTTCCACCGGCTACGGTCTTGATCAGCGGTGTCAGGTTGGTAAATTTTGATTTTTCGCCTTCTTTGCCCGGGATGAAAATGGTCGGGTACCAGGACACAACGTGCCGCCTGCAGCCTTCGAAATTAAAAAGGATCGCTGCTCTTAGGTGCTTATCCAGTTTGCGCATGCGAGGAGCATTGCGGATCACATCAATCTCAGTAAAGTTCTTGCGCTCATCCTTTCCGTTGTTGTGTTTGGAAATTGGCCGGTATAGCACTGCAATTAGCATATCAAGGAAGGCTTCTTTGCCGGTTCTTTGATATTCGTGGAAATAGCTTTCAGCGGCATTAAACTCTTCAATGGTGGAGGTGTGCAGGTGATCCTTCGGGCCGTGAAATTTTCCAAGCAGGCCAACTTTGATCACTGGAATTAACCAGGCAAAAAGCTTGTTATCCAGTAGGTACTTAAATTGATCTGCAAGCTGGATCTGCTGTGCTGCATTCAGTTTAAAGTATTCCCGTTTTGGGAGGCCAAGGAACACCGAACTTGCAAACATCAATGCTTTCTCAATGCCGATATCTTTCGCGCAGATTTTCATCCAGATGATCAGCTGATCAGCGGTCAGTTCGTGCCACGCCGATGGCGCTTCTTTCAGCACCCGGTCGATGTAGATCTTGTGCATTATTTGAAAACTTTGGTAACCACATAAGCTATTATTCCAAGAATTGCGATAAGCTGCCAGCCACTGAACCTTTCAGTTTTATCCTTTTCCTGGGTATCCTGCTGCTCGGTATGCTTATAATTGGTGCTATCCTGCTTTTGCTCGCTGGTGGATTTACCGGAGTTTTCCTGCTTCTGCCTCATCAATTCCAGCAGAAAGCCTGATTCTCCTGCACGTGCAGCACTTAACGCTTCACCCTGGCTATTAAAAGCATTTCGAAGTTCATTAAATTGTGTTTGCATCTCAATAGCCGCTTGGCGCTGCTCATCGCTAGCACCAGAGAGATCCGGCATTATCAGCGGCAAAAACGTTTGGGCTGTTGGCTGTGTATTCAGCTTTGCTCCTGGAAAGAAAATTCTCAGGTACTCATTGGTGGTGGTCTTGGAAGTATCCAATGAAGCAGCACTGGAAGATGATCCCTGGGTAATGGCGGTGGAACTTGCCGTATGGCTTTCCTTCTTATGTTTCATCACGCTACAGCTGCAGATGATCATCGGGATGGCGCAAACCATCAAAACAGATTTTATAAGCTTTTTCATGTTACAGGGATTTTACTTTGTTGGATACCGATTCCATTTTTTCAGACAACTGATCAAGGCGCTCAGGAAGATGCTCGTATCTGTCCAGGTGATCTACTGGCTTAATCGCTGAAGACTTGCTCGCAGGTTTTGCACCGGTAAAAAGGAAAACGACAATAAGAAGTGCTACAAATGCTTTCATCTTTTAAGGGGTTTAGGCTTGTTGTTTCTATTGGTTATGCTATCAACCGCGTTAGCGCTATTGATTGCCCTGGTGGCCGCGGTATCTACCTTGTCAGCCACAGTATTCATGCGGTCGGTCGTCGGCTTGATGTACTGAATCATTCGCTCATAAAGCTTTTCCTGCAGGATCAATTTTTCAGCTTCCGACAACGCCTTTTCTTTGTCGGCACGTGCCCGGTCGATGTACAGGTAAATGTTTGACATGATTAGCAGTGCAAGAATGAAAGTGATCAGTCCTGTTCTTAATCCGCCAGCGAAACCCCACACAGACAATTCCTTTTCATTCGCGTCTACCTTCATTATTTCTTTAGCCTTGGATATATGTACAAATAGACGTTCAGACCATCTTTAGTGAAAGGACGGGTAATCGTGCGTGGCTTGGCAGCAACGCGGTCACCTTCACGGGAACCTGACGCATTGGTGTTGCCTTCGATGCAGTGCATTGTGTTGGTTTTAAAATCCACCTTTTCTACAATACCTGCGTGTCCGGCTGGACCATAGCCATGCTGCCAGATCACAATTGCACCTGGTTCAGGAACGGTACCGGTCTCAAGTTTTCCAGCCTTTCGCATGTTATCTGCAGATGCTTTTGCACCCGGGTTAAGGCTCCTGTTTATCGCGATCAGCAAGTCGCCGTCGAAAGCTTTACGCCACACCATTTTGGCGAAGGTTGCACACCAGGCATCACCCTTGCGCCATCCAGCATCAGCCATTTCCTTTTCGAACTTCGGATCCTGAAATCCTGCGTTTCCTTTTTTCTCTAATCTGCCGATGTACCAGCGTGCATACGATATAATTGCTGCAGGCGTAGCTTCTACGCTCAGTTTAAATCCTTCTTGTCTCATAGATAAAATACGTTTTGATAATTGTCGTTGATGTTGATTGACTCAGCGGCAGTGTAGCCGAATTGCTCCCGGTGAGAAACCAGGTATTTGCGTACAACTTCGAGGTGTTGCTCAGCGCTCATCTGGTAGCGGTTCATTGCTATAGCAAGCCGCTTGTCGCTGGCGGATGATCGGTTTTCCACGTTACCGGAGATACCGCCGACAGTCTCGCTCAGCTGGAAGATACCGGATGCATCCATGCTCAGCACCATATAAGGTATGGCCTCTGCCATGGTAAAGGCGGCAACAGCCTTACGAACCCTCTTGAGCAATTGTTGCTGCTCAGGAGATAGGCTGTTATTCATAATAGCCTGATGCAATGCCTCTTTGATGTCGTATAGGAGCACCGGTTCGATGTAGGTAGATTCGATGGTTTCCTGATACGTGCGAAGTGTCGCATACAATCGGGCATCCTGGTTGATATTCACTCCAGATCCTTGAAATTCCGTAGCGGTATTGATCAGCAGCGCACGGTTGCTTTCGTGCTCAGCGCTTCCCTTGTAGATAGGGAAGTCGTTAATATTGTCCTCCAAGAAAGAAACAGCGGTTTCAAGTGCCGTGTATCCGGAAGATATATTCTGCTTTTTAAGTGCGATGATCTTCTTATCGGAAGCCGGTAGCTTGGTATTATCCTTTGCTACGTGGATGCCCAGATCACTGAACTGTACTGCACCCTGATCCGCCCAGTAGTAGACCATAAAGGCTACAGTAGCTTTCTGCAGTAGATCCAGCACACGCTTTTGTTTAGGTGTAGCAGTTTGTTTTGCGGTGATTAGCTCTGTAACCTGATCATAACCGATGGCGTGGTAAACATGTCGGTCTAGCCCCTCATCAATGAAAGATTGTAGGTTGTCAAGTCTAATATTGGCGGATATAGCGCTGTTGTGACGTTTAATGTCAAGTATAGTGTCGAGTAGTGCCATTATTTCGAGGTAGGTTGAGTGTTTACAGCGATAGAATCTTTAGAGGTTGAGCCTTCGTCGAGGGTTTGCAGATCAACTTCAACCACGGAGAAGAATAGATTTTGAATACGATCTTTCCACCCGTCGTACATAGCCTTCAGCACTAAAGGTTCGAGGATCACGTCGCGATAAGGTGTAAGGATAGCTGTAGCGATGTTCATGGCAATCCGCTTATCCGAGCCAGAGCCAGCGTCTTTACCTCTGCCCGGACCATTACCGACTAGCGTAGGATCCACGTTCATTGCTCGCATCAAGTGTTGCGAAGCTTCTTGCGAATCTTCAAGGTTTTGTCCGTCCTTAAATCCGCTTTCAATGCTCGTCAGTGTGAATCCGGGAACAGGTTTTCCGTCGTTATCGGTAACCATTTCGGTAAGGATGGTTGCCCCGGCACCTTCAATGCCGCTCAAACTCGCGCTGATCTCCTTAACCTTGGCTTTTTTTAGTATAAGCTGCTCATCTCTGCCCAAGGCATCCCAATCTTTATAGGCCGTACGCCAGTAGTTTGGATGGATGGTGAGGAGTTTGGCTGCCGATAAAAGGCGCTCCATAAACCTGAGCTTCCACTTCGGAATGAGATTCTTGATCTTATACCAGTCGGAATTTATGAATGCAATCCAAGGTGAAAGGGAGTAATAAGCCTTCCCCGGTGAAGGGTAGTTAACAGGGTAAATGAACCTGGTAAGTTTCGTGTCTGCCTTAAGGTTTTCGATCAGCGATGCATCATAAGGATCTACAACCTTATGTTCCTGGGTGTATTCATCACCTACCTTTGCATCCGGCCACATAGCCGAAACGTATGCTTTCTCTACTGTGCCGCTTCCATTCATTTTGCCTAGCCTTGTCCAGGCGGCGTGATGGCAGGATATTGTAGCGATAGACTTTCCGTCTTTGCTCTTGAACATATTTGGAAATATGTTCTGGAACCAGGTAAAATCCACACATGCTTCCCGCCAGTACCGTTTCCAGCTGATGCTGGAAAGAAAATCTTTTATTTCCTGATCCTTAACCTCTACAATGTCGAACTTTTTCTTCTCCTCATTCCACACTTCCTGCATCGCAACAACCTGCTTGCCTTGCAGCAATCGGCCTAGCCAATTGAGCAAAGCACCGAGTTCGGTATCTGCTTCCACTTTCGCGATGGTCTGTTGAGGAAAGTCGTTTCCTTCCCCCCAAGGAGAATATTCCACGCTTCCGGTTTCCCTCGGGCGCGGAGATTTCATCGGAACGGCAGGGTCCGGAGTCCACATATCGATAATGATATCGTTATAGATCGCTACATCATCCCCGCGGAACTCAAGTTGATTAACTGTACTACTCATAAATTATAGGGTTGTCGTTAAGCCCATGAACCGGGTTACCAGCAGGACTTTTATTTTCATTATCCGATTTCCATCCACAGCGCGGATGTTACGGGTGTAATTGGCATGGTGACGTGGATTGTATTTGCGATCGTTCTTACTCGGTTTCCCAACCAGCACGGCATTTTCCAGCGTGATCTTTTCGCCTCCCGTGTTCCGGGACTGACTGTTAGTTACCCAGGTGATTGAACCGAAAGGAATGAACTCGCCGTTTGCATCTCGCTGGCTCATTACATTCAACATATCCGGAATTCTGATTATATCATCCATGCATCAAAAATCCCCAGATATACGCGCGTGCGAAAGGACAGGTAAAGGGCATAGGAACTACCTTTTATAAGCGCTTACTTTCCTTGAAATTTTTCAACGCATTTCAATGAAGCGGTAAAAACGCTAATGCGCTCAAAATCAACCACAAAAACCAACATTTAGGAAAAATCACTTACACTGCCACACGATTGAGCACGCCACGCACTGAGGGGGGAGGGAAAGTCCCGGGCCGACTTTGGGGATATATGATAGCGCCTTTTTAACGCAAAAACCACCTTTAAAGCTAATTAAAGGTGGTTTTGCAGGTAGATATAGGGAAAGTGGTGCGTTTATCCGATGATGATGTCCATCTCTTGGTTGCTGGTGTAGCCGTATTCCTCCTTGAAGCGACCAATGTACAGGGTTTCGAAGGCATCGCCAAGGTGCGGTGCATCCTCTGGTGCAATCAGCTTTGAACGCTCTGGGCGTTTATCCTTCTCGTAAAGATTGTTGCCAACCTGACGTGCACCAGTGAGCTGCATAGAGTTCAGTACGGATTCCGCATTGTCATGGTTGAACCTAACCGGTTTAAACCGCGGATCCTGCTCCTTGAATACAGATTCCCATAGGCGGTACCTGGTGGTCTGGTTAGGCTGCCCACCGATGTGGTGAGCAATCACTTGCCATGCAACACGGTTGTTATCGGTGCCACGAAGTTGATTGATGATCTGCTGAGAGTAGCTTTCAAGCCGATCCGCGGCTACTGCAGTAGCGGTGTTGTCAAAGTAGTAGTGCACCACCTTGCAGGGGTAATGCTCGTAATACTTCTTAAAGTCATCAACCAAATCACTAAGAATCTTCTTATCCGCACCGAGCACGAACATGCTTTTCACAATACGGTAATGCTTAGCCGAATCCTGTCCAATCACCAAAGATTTAATTGAACCGTTGTAGTCGAAAGCGATGTCCAGCGGCTTATTCTTAATCAGGTCAGCATCTTTCCTGGAATCTTTCACCACCCCTTCAGGCAGGTACAAACCGAGAGAATCAATGTAATCGTAGTCGTATGAATGATAACAATGTACCTGTGGATCCAGCAAATGAAAGAAGCCGTCTTCAACGGCAAGGTTCTTCATGTTAAGAATGGAGGTATCGAACACATGATCCTTCAACTCCCGTAACCACTGGTGAAACTTACGTTCGCCAAGGATCTGTATGTTATCCAGGGTAGAAGCTTCAGAGTACCAGACTAAACTTTCCCGGTCGCCATCTTCATTAACTTCACCCATCTTTATTTCATTGATGGCGAGATAGTAGTTGCACAGCTTGCGGTGCAGGTAATCCTTACGTGGCTTGGTGGTTCGCGGATGATCATATTCCGCTTTCATTTTATTGAATTCCACCTGCAGTGTGATGATCAGGGTAACCTTCTCCATATCTACCTGCTTGGCTTTCTCTAAGATGTGTCGCGCTTTCTTGGTTGTAGGCATGTCGGTATACATGGTAACCATGTGATGTTCCCACATGTGCCCGAAAAGTTCATCGTTACCGCGATTTGCCGGAACAACCTCTTCCAAGTACTGATCATGATTCAAGAACTTGTTCTCATCATTGACAATTGCATCAAAGGACTTGGCATTAGCCAAACCCTGCCTGTCCTGGCTAACCAAGTAGAATACGTGCCCGTTATACCAGTAGATGTAGTGGGATGGATCTAGCGCCTTATAAATCGGATCATCAATCTCGAACTTTGCAGGCGGTTTCTCCCGTACCCAGTAGTGCACGCCACGGCGGTAGCCTTTTGCCTCCCATGATTTAAATAGTGGTGGAAGCGTACGATCCAGCAGCTGCATATAGGTTTGTGCAATAACGCCAGTTGTGCCTCGTGGCATTTGATTGGCACCGTGCGCGGAGCGTGTACCTATAGGACCGTCAGTCTTACCAGTAGCACGGCCCCAGACGCCATATTCTTCCGGAGCCATGATCAGCTGTGAAAGCTTTTGAGGCTTGTTTAGCCAAATATTCTTAACCTCCATGCTCTTGAGTATAGTTTACGGACTCACTTTCCGAGATGATCATGTCAATCTTACTCTTTTTACGTTTAGCCAGGATACGCGCAACAGCTGCTTCCGGATCATCCACTTTAGGGAAGCCAAGTTCTGAAGGATCTACCACCAGGTTGAATGATGGCAGGTGGATGTTTTCGTAATCCGGACGTTCTTGCTCTTCCTTCAGTAATCCCTTGATCTCGGCTAGTGCTTTGTAAAATGCAGCAGCACTCTTGAAGTCACCAAGGCTTTTTGCTTCGAACATCATTTGCTCGCCCCACTCGATCATTACCCCACGCGCAAAATCGCGATCGTCTTTCGAGTAGGTAGAGAGAAAGAACTTCTTTGCGTTGGCAATATCATCATAAGCGGTACGATATGATACACCAAATTCTTGCACCAAGTAGGCAGCAAGCTTGTTGAATGTATAAGGTTGTGTGATCTCTTTACCACCCTTAACAACCAGGTAACCATCACGAAGCAAGCTATCGGCTTTCTGCCAACGCTTCAGCATATTTTGTAATTGCTCAGGCAATTCATCAACCTGATGTTCCAGCCATGCACGCAAAATAATGTCGTAAGTGGTTTCTTTCTTGATATCGCGCGGCTTCAGTAGCCCTGCAAGCATTGGGACACTCATTCTTTAACTGTTCCTCCTAATTCTTTGATTCGTTGGATATTCTTTTGGATCAGCGCCTTTGTGGCTTCCACATCTCGGCATTTTGGATTTTTAAGGCGGGTTTTTGCCTTGGAAGTACTTTGGCGTAGAAGCTGGATCTCGTCTGCCGGTGATAGTTCTGCGCGAACCTCTTCTGTTGTAGGTTTTAATGCAGGGAAGCGACCGTGTTCATCGTAATAGTCTACCGTTTTCCAAGCATCCTGCAACTTTCCGTGCAGGGAAAGTATTTGCTTGGCCGTTTGGTGCAAGAATGCAGGATTGGTGCCCAAATCAAGTTCAGTTCGGTTTCGCTCGATCTGACGATACAGCTTCTGGATGTAATCTTTTAGCTGCAGGTACTTTGGATACTCGGAAGTGTTGTTTGTTGGTGCCGTATACGGATTGGACGGTTCCGCTTTTTCCCCCTCTTGCTCGTTGGCAGGAGGGGGTACGGTGGCAACTATAGAGATGGGGGGTGCATCGGTGCTTATGGCAGGTGGAGCCGGAGCCAGATCCTTAAGATCTGCTCCGAGCTTCTTTATGTTGTACGGCGTGGCTCCCTGGGTATTCAGTAGGGATTTGAATAGGGAGTTCTTGCCGTATTTGATGTACAGCGCTTTCCCTGTTTCAAAATCTTTACCTGATCGCAGCCATGCGTTGATTTCCTGCATGATTCAAAGGTGATCATAACAGGGAAAGTGGGAAAGGACAGGGAAAATAGGGCAAAAAAAAACTCTGCGATGTGCAGAGGTTAATTCTTACAAAAACAGGGTTCATTCAGCCCGGGATGATCGAAGACTTCAACTGTAGCATAGTTTGCAAAAGCAGCTCTTGCATTTGCGCCAATCTTTGTTGCAATTTTTTTAATTAGGCGCGGATCATTATTAGCGAATTCCTCTAATGTCTTTCCTTCCACATTCCATAGAATTGAAAAATGCCAAAAATTGCCTCTTGTCGGAGTATGCTTAGCGAAGCAGCTCACCTTGTATGAAACATCTTCAAGTTTGATAGAAGGAGTTATATTACTTAGCGAAGCTATTTTTATTCCCCAATAGGTTCGGGCTTGATTAAGGTCGAAATGGTCAGGGTATGTGGGGGTAGGACCTTCCTCATCCGGACTGCAATACGGGTTAAAAAGAGCTTTGCCTGATTGGGTAAATTCAATTTTAGTATGTTCAGTTTTATACCATCCAAGCAAACATGTAGATAAATCGTTAATATGATCTTTGGGACTACAAATACGACTAACAGCAAGCTTGCCCGATTCGTCTAAAATCGAGTCGTTGACGTTTGATCTGTCAACATATCGGATTAAAAATTCTTCTGTTATATCGCAGTCTATGAACTTATACTCCTTCTTAGGTAAAAGCGTGTCTGGATACACTTGAGGCATTAATTTTAGTTGTTTGTTGTTGAACGAACCGTTTACTTTTTGGGATAAAATGAGAATAAGCTTCTTCTAAGCTACCTGAATAATCAACAGTCATGGAATTACCCTGAAACGCAGTGATTACAACCTCATCTACATCAGCGGTTTTATAATCTAAAAAATGTTCTAAATAATAATTAGTGTCATCTAATGTAAACGAATACAAAACGCTTCCGTCGTAGGTAGGTTGAATAGTAAAAGTAGCAGGATTCAACTTTGAAATTAACTCTGATAGTTCTTCAATTTGACGTCTCAATCTTTCATCCGAGCTTGTTGTGAGAGCATGATAGCTAACCCGGTCTTTATTTAAAATTCGGAAAAAACGTTCAACCAATTGATTTTCTTTAAATGATTTAAGAGCCACTTCTTGCGGTAAGAAATAAAATCCCCCAACAAAATTAGAAGTGTTTATCATATTGTACGAACATGTCACTGCAGGAATTACACCGTTCAAGAACGTTGCATCTGCTTTTTCTTTTATATCTGCTGGAACTCCCATGACTATCCTCTTTCTTTATTAATATCTCCAAACCTTTGCTCGAATTCGTTAATATGTTCTTGCATCCACTTTACAACAGTCTTGGCAACTTCTAAGTCAAGTAGCAAGCCAAACTGAACCTCTCTGACTGAAGAAGGTTCAACCGGAGGAGCCGGCAATGGATTTATAGCAAGATCATTGCCAATGATTTCGTGTTGTACAGACTTCGGTAATTCGAGCGTATCAAGAAAAAAATTCATATTTAATTGGCCCTTAGCCGTCATACCACCAAAAACTCCGCTTGCCCAAACTGTTCTAAAGTCAACATTTTTTACATTCTTAAAGGTATAAAGCTTGTTCGGTTTGCGCATATATTTTATTGATGTATTAAATACAAGTGATAAAGTTAAAAGTTTACAAATATGGAAAGAAATTTCATAAATACATTGATAATGGAATGTAAAAAAATGTTAAATATAGGCACCATTAATCTCAGATATTCACAGGAATATAAAAAAAGCGGTCCATCTCTGAACCGCTTTTTAGCCTAACCTACTATTAAACGAACTGACGTTTACTTTTTCTTCACCGGTACTGCCCTCAAATAGCGAGTGCCAGCTTTTACCAGTGCTTCTGCCTGGTCGAGTGTCATTGTTCTGAAATCGACATAACCGATCCTGCTGTGCAGAGCAGGAAGGGTTGTGTTAACGACTTTGAACTTTCCGACTAGTTCTGGGCTTAATTGAAAGTTTGCTTTCATTGGAACCAATTAAACACCAGCAACCGGAAGCTCAGCGGTGTACTCATACATCGCTACGGTGTTGAACGCTTTCAAAGTGATCTTGATACCAACCTCACCGGTTGGACCTACACCTAATCCGCCTGGCATGTCCTGAACCTTTGCTGGCATACCTACTGTACCTATCTGGTAGAAGCCGGTATCCTGACCTGGTCTGCGAACTAGCAACAAAAACCGCATGTTCTTTATGGCGGCAGCACTACCCAAGGTAGCTGCAGAAATCTGCGGAATAAATAACTCCGGATCCGTTTCAAATATCTTTGACGTTTCTTCTCCAGATAGTTTAAAGTTAGCACCGGATTTACCGTTCAAGGGGTTCACCAAAATTGGTGCCTTTCCTGCAGCAAGTACGTGCGCAATTGCGATCGTGGCCAAGCTACCCGCGTCTGTTGCTACAGCCACCGGCTTGCCTTCTGTCTTGATGTAGCTTACCGGAATTAGGTAGGCTTGCTCTTGGATACCAGATGGATTCTCTAATCCGTCTTCAAACTGAAACCCTAAGCCTGTAATGCTTGAATAGTTTTGCATTTTATTAATCGATTAATGTGATTGAACCTGAACCAATGGCAAGCAGCTTTTCCAGTACCTCGGTATCTTCTACCAGGTCCTGAGCGGTGTATTGCTTGCCTTCAAAGTGAACACCATGGTTTACCTTGAATTTCTTACCGTTTACTTCTGCTTCCAGCGTGTTGGGTGCCATAGCAGCAGTCTTATTGAAACCTGCAGTAGCATCCGCCACGATTTCCATTGCCTCTTTAAGCTGAGTGCGCAGGTCTTCAGTTTCCTGATCCTGCTGTGTAAGCTGCTCTTTATAGTCAGCTTCACACTGCGTCAACTGAGCGCGTAAAGCTTCATTTTCCGCTTGAAGCTCCGCAATGATCTCATCAGATGCCTTAGCCGCTTGAGGATCCGCGGGGTACTGTATGGTTTCTCCGACTTTCACGCCTTGCTCGGCTAAGTCCGGATTAAGATCCAGTGTGTCTTGGGTAACTACATGATCAACCTGCGCCGTTGCTTTTTTCTTACTCATTGTAAATGATTAAGGCCCGGGCAGAACCCGGACCGTTAAAGAATCTGTTAATTATGCCTGATCGTTTACGCGCATTGCGTCCTTATCACGGATCTGGAATCCAAGAGCAAACAACACTCTGTACTTGATGATCTCTAATTCAAGATCAGTGTAGATTTTGTCTGAATCTCCAACGGCATCCACACCAGCTAATAGGTTCTCCATAGGAGAAGCGATTAACCTTCCAGATTTACCCATCCAGCTTACAGGCTTGATGTAAACATTACCAGCAGTGTTGTCAATGATCAAGTTGCCTTTCTCATCTTTCTCCTGGTACTTACCGTACAGCTCACGATAGTTGTGGTTGTACTTACGAGCAGATTCTACAGAAGCGTAGATCGGAAAACCAGCATCCACGAAATCTGATGGCATAGAAGCTACCATTTCTTCAAATTTGGTAACAGCATTAGAGTCAGTCAAAGCACCAGTAGCAACTGGAACAATACCGGTACCTGCATTAGCAACCTCTTTTGCGATCTCGGCAGCGATAATGGTACCTAAGCCATCAAAAGATTTTGCAAGGGTAGATTCATCACCTTTAACCGCAAGGTATGATCCACGCTGAATCTCAGATGCGATCTGTTCTACGATGGCATTGTTCACAAACTGAGCAAAAGGAATATCGTTCGGGTTAACGCCTGGCTTCATTACCTAGCTCATCCAAGTATTTCTGTACTTCAAGGGATTGATCTTCATGTCACGCTTCAATAGGGTGGTCGCAAGGTCACGCCCGCTATATTGTAGATCTGAATCAGAAGCATCAAAGTCTTCGCGGTATCCGCGTACACCATCTGCAACAGTAAGCTTGGTTAACTTCAAAATGTTCTTAACACCAGGAATAACGGTTACATCATTAAAGATGGTCAAGCGTGCCCTCAATGTAGAGAATAGAGCATTCTCATACTTGCCAGCATAAGCCGCCAAGGCGGATGTGTCCGGCGTAGCCATGAAAGCGGCACCAGCAACACGCGGGATCATACCGATTGCAGTTAGACCCATACCGGTTCCTAAACCAATCGCTGGGCTAGCGAAGATTGTTCCTGCAGCATAAGCAATCATTCCGATCACAAGCAGGGAGATTTTTAACTTAAGGTTTTTCATTTTAAATGAATAAAGGGATTTTGGATTATGGAATTTAGATGGTTACTAGTGGATTAGTTGGCAAAACGAAGCCTAGCTTCACGGTCGAAAGATGTTTCAAACGCATCAACTACAGTCTCGGCACCTACAGTATCGATCTTGTCTGTGACTGGTTTTTTTAACTCTTCTGCAGGCTTACCAAGTTCTTTGGCCTGAGCAGCAACGGTCGCTTTCAATGCAGTTACTTCTTGCGTTAAAGAATCCTTCTCTGTGGTCAGATTGCTTACCTGCGTCCCAAGATCAGTAACCTGAGTTTCAAGCGCCGGCACCTTTTCGGCAGCATCAACTTTCTCTTGAAGCTCGTCTTCGGGAACCAGTGTAACGCCAGTAAGGCCTTCAGCTTCCAATTCGGCTTTAACTGCTTCGAAATGTGCAGCAGTTCTATCTGCAGCTGCTACTTTAGCCAGGGCAGAGATGGATTTAAATTTGTTGGATAATAATCCCATGGTATCTGTGTTTGTGATTTTACTTTGTGAGGTGTTGGCAACAGGCTTGATGTAGAAGGCCGCGATCTTATCCAGCGCCTGGTTGGTTGCATTGTCTGGAATGTCTGAGATGTCGTAATCTTCAACCGAAAACAAGCCTTCAGCTTCGCCGTCAGCGGCAGAAAGCCAGTGATCCTTGCCGTCAAACCATTTCGATTTAACCTGCTCCATGGTGATGCCTAAGCCATCGGCTATAATGCCCGCGAGCACATCATCATGTTTATCCAACATATCGGCAGTGTCGCGCATATCTTCAGCATTTCCCCAGGCATAAGTAGATGCCGTGTGGATCATGGTTAAGGATGCTTTGGCAGCATGGCGGCGTTCTTTGGGAACACAAGCAAGGATAACAGCCATCATGCTTGCGCAGATACCGTCATTGTACAAGTGAATGCGATCGCCTTTGTCCGCACGGATCGTGTTAACGATGAGCAGGCCTTCGTGGACATCGCCACCAGGACCGTTCAGATGAACATTGATTCTTTTGTAATCGCTTAAGTAGGTGAGTTGACGTTGCAGTGCGCGAGCAGTAACGGGATTGTCACTGTACCAGTAATCGCCGATAATCCCATACAGGAAAATGCTGGCTTCATTGGCCGCTTCATTTTTTACAACATTGAAGATTGGTTTGCTCATGCAATACGGATTGTTTGTGATCGTGGTTATTAGCCTTTGTGATCACAAACTTCCGCATTGATTAAGGGAGCCGAAAGGACAGCCTAAGCAGCTGGTGCAGGGGATGTTTGATCAACCGTAAAATTGAAGGCAGATCCGTTTTCGTTGCTGTATTTTCTACCAGTACCTGCAGCTACGTTCAGGGTAACCGGTGCATCTGGTGTACCGAGGATGTACACACGGTCATTCATGTCGGTAACCCGGAGAATCGCAACTGCTCGACCGCAGAAGGGGAGCAGCGCCTGATCCACCTCATGGCGCATGTTGTGGATGAAGAAAGATCCGGAGTAAATGTAAATGGGCCCATTGTCTGAACCCTCGGTTTTCAAGAGCAGCTCACCTGCTTCTTCCTTGATGGGGATGCTGGTCCAGCTGGATTCAACAGGTAGGTAAATAGGGGCGTAGGCGATCGGAAGATCATGCCTGATGATTTCAACAGCCTTGAGGCTGCCAATGTTATCGTTCTCGTAATAATTCATGCGTGTAGATTAATAAGCTAATTCTAATTGAGCGGGGCGTTCAACTTCAACCGTGGCACGGTCTACAAGGCGCTGGCGTTCGCGGTAGTACCAGCGTTTTAGGTTATCAAATGGAAGCTCGTCTTCAGAGATGTTGTACTGATCACGGAAGCGCACGATTTGAAAGTCAATGACCTGATCTGTTGAGTTTGGATGATTGCACCAGCGGTACATCTCTTCGCGGAACATATCATCTACGCTTTCATTGAAGTGCTTTATCTTTTCCTGGCTCCAATATAAACCTCGCTTCTGCTGGATAGTATCACCAATGAAAACGGGATAAGGCAGATACTTCACGTTGTCGATCAGTTTCTGACTAGGGCGGATCGTTGCAGGATCACCTTTTTTATGCTTCTCAAGCATGTTTAACAATAGACAGGAAGGCATGCCCCGATTGCTCAAGATCATTTCCTTTCCGTACTGTACCATAAGGTACTTCTTGATGTGTGGCCAAACTGGCAATAGAATTCTAGCGCTCATTGTGCAGATGATTAGCGCAGTTCATTTTTAGAAAGGTTATGTATTGAGGGCTGATGTAAAAATAGTAAAAATCTTAGTATAAATACTCAAGGATTTAGTAAAATAAATAGGGGTAAATTACATCCCCGTATTTGACGTCATGCCATTGATTTAGCCTTCCTTTTCGTCTGCGGGCTTGTATTTAAATTCAAACGCTGTAAGCACCTTTTTGATGAAAGCGTCACAAGCTGCCTGGGCTCTTTGCAGGTCCTCAAACTTTCTTGCAATTGCGTGGTTCGGATACATCAGGGTAAAGTTTATGTGTTTTTCTAATCCCAAACCTCCAAACACAACACGTTCGTCACACTCCATGAACTCCCAGGGCGTGTACCAGCATTTTCTATCCTGTGAATAGATGATGCATCCAGCATTAAAAGCCTTCATGGCAACATTGAGCTTATCCTTGCACGCTTTGCTGGTTTTGTCCTTTAAATCGTCTTGCATGATGATACGTTAACGGGGTGAAATTGCTAATATTATTAGTGAACCTAAGCCCTTAATTGTGGCTATTGAGCAAACATTTACATTTTCTTACACGAACAAGCAGTAAATAGCCAATTTATAAACTGTTTTTCTACATTTGTCGTGAGAGCGTTAATGGGATTGGGCAGCCAGCATTGGTTGCCCTTTTCTTTTTATTTTTTTTGCAACCAAGCCCCATCGTTCTTATCTTGTCGTTAGAAAGCCGGATGGCTGGATTATTTACTTTGGGCAAAAACTAGCGTTACATTTCCAAAGTTTATTATGGGACTTACGGGGGCTTATATCAGTGGGCCCCCATCTTTTCCGAGGTTTATAATTCACTTTTTACGTAGTTCAACACGAAGGTTTCGCATCGTTTTTGCAAAACTCTCCGTAAACTTTGCCATGGTAAGAATAATTTATCACAGACCTGATTTAGGCTACAGGATCCAGGACCGTTGCACACACGAAGAGATCCTATTGTTAGAAGTCTCTTTAAAGAGCGCAGATGCTGCAGTTATCTGCATTATCGATTTTGGAAATAAAATTGTATCTAACAAAAGCACTGATTTCCTTATGCATATGGATAGGATTGACCATCACCTGTTTGACAAAGATTACGTCCAGCTTTAAATACGTTCATTAATGGTATATTTACCCTATGTCAAACTTCACTTACAATAATATGAATCCAGACGGGAGTCAAGCTGACCAATTTGAGAAATCGATCTGGGCATCCATTAGACTATTTGAGCAATACAAAACACTTCTGACTTTAAAAAAGGACGACGTTCTTGATGTAGAACAGCAAATTCTAGAAATAGATGGTAACATATGTTCGCTGAAATTGGTGTTAAAAGGCATTTCATAAGTTGCTGGCAGGATCTGATCTATTTGTTAATCTCCGGACCGTTCTTTGCAGCCGTTTCAAACGTGAAAATCTTGGCCATAGTGATTCTACTTTATTCATCAGCTGCTCGTTTTTATATTCATTCAGAAGATCCATTTTCTTTTTGTGCAGCTCTCTTGCCTCCGCAAGGCTAACTTTACTATCAAGCGCTAGTATCTGCTGGATCTCGATCTCTTCTATTCTTTGGACAGTGTTGTTCATTTATTTTAAAATTTATTTGCTTTTACTTTTATCCTGGTGCATACTGTTAGTATCCGGGTTCATAGGCATGTAGGCCTGGTGACAAGTGGGGGTGTTGTGAGAGACGTTTGCCCCCGCTTTGTTTTGATGATCTTCTTAGGCTTTGGACCGGGTTTTCCGGGTTCCTTCTTTGGGATGGCCTGCACATACAGGACAGCCAACTTTGCCCGATCTACAATCTCAGAATACTTCCTCTCTAAAGACTTCTTGTATTCACCGGCACCTTTTGCCTGAGATCTCAACTTAAAACAGGAGGGGGAGTCGTTTGCTATGCTTAGTAGCGCATCTCTCATCCGGTTAAATTGTTCAGCGTTTTTCTTTGTCATTGCTAGTGTTTTTGTAGGCTGGTTCCTGCTGTTTTTGAAATCACGGGGATGCCCAGTTCCATTGCCCACTGTATCTCTACCTGCATACCTACGCTGATGTGCGGTCCATATAACCACAGTTCATCGATCACGTTTTTTTTGAAAAACTCGAAGTTGTGGGCAAAGCCAATGTTCCGCTCGGCAGGTACTGAATCATCTAAGCTTTGAACTGTTGCGATGTAAGGGATGAAGGGAGTAACAAGCGGCTCCTGCAGCGAAATCTGCCTGTAGATGGCCTGAAGTTTTTTGACGTTTCCTTGAACGTCTCCGCCAATTGGATGTGCGATGTATACGATCTTTTTCATATTCTGTTGACTTGAATAGCTGCAACTGCATGCAAGACAGCTGCAGCTGATGATTATGCTTCCTCTTTGAAATAAACTTTGTAGTAGTTAAGCGCCTTGTCGCTGTCGAATCCTTTCTCAATCAGGTTACGATCTCCGTGTACCTGCAGCTGGAAGTTCCGGTCGAGCTTGATGGTCCGTTTCAGTGATGAAAGCGATTTTTTAACGGCAGCGCTAGAAAGATCAAAGCTTTCCGGGATCGCCTGGTCGAACTCATCTTCATAGTTGGCTTTGTAATTTTTAAAGCTTTGGATCGCACTTTCACTGGATAGCACTTCCTGGCTGAACTCTTCCAGATCAAAGGATTCTTTATCCTTCAGGTACTTCACCGATTTATTCAGCAGATCCACTTTGTCAGCAGTAGAGATCTCAAATTCATCGTCCAATTTGTCGGTGATGAACGATTTAACGATACCAATCATGGAGTTGGTCTGGTGATAGCTGTTGTTGATCACCTTCAGTCCAAGAAACTCATCCCGCCAGTATGAAGCTAATTTATCTTTCTCCTGCAGGCAAACGATCTTAAAGCCGGCATCGGCATTCGTGTTGAAGATCAAGCAACCTTTATCGAAACCCTGAAGGTTTATTCCGCCTTCTGATACAGATAGATGAAATGCACCGTCAGCATTATTAATGTGTAGATAGGAATGCTTGTTCTCCGACTTAAAGATTCCTATAGCATCCAGCAGCTCGCCCTCAATCTGAACATTCTTAAAGTATGCCACGCATAACTCGCCAGATCTAATCTTCGGATGATTGGAAACTTCATACAGATGATCAGCAAGGCGCATGCTTCCAGTATGCGTATAAGGATTGCCATGAAAGGACTCATTAACGCCGCGCCATGCCTCGTTAAGATATAGATCACCTGAAGAATGGTAAAAAGAATATTGCTCATTTACTTTTTGGAAAGGAGCAAGTAGACACTCCATAAGCCAGAGCTTAACATCGTCGGATAATTTCACCGGTTCTTTAGATAGGAGGTTAGATTCGTCATGAATTTTGTTTCCAACTCTGTGGACGGATAGCGATTGTAGGGATGCTTCGAAAAATGAAATCATGTTTTAAGTTTTAATAATTATTAATTGTTAGGGGTTAGTTCGTTTGCTGCTGTGCCTTTTATCAGCTTTTTTCTTCCTGCCGACACGATGATCACTTCTGCAATGCTGCCGTGCCTGGAAGCGAAGTAGTCTGACCGATTTTGAAATTCTACACTGAAGGGGATGTCGTTATAGCTAAGCTTCAGCGTTGGCGTATCCTGTTGCTCATGTGCGGTGATCAGGATCGGTTGGCAGGTCTTTCCGTCGTAGGAGATAAGCCAGGTTCTCATGACACATTACAGCCTGATTATTTCATATTTATCTGAGAGCAGTAGCCGAGCGTTGTTCAGATTACTTAAAGAAGTGAAGATCAGACGGGGCCTCAGGGACATATCACCCTCGAAGTGCGTGTCTAACTGGAAGATTAAATCTTCGATATTTTGCCAACAGCGAACACCTTCAACAATTATCAACTCAACGCCTTGGCGGTGAATGGACAGCTGAGCTTTTATCTGTTTCCATGTTTCGGTGCTGTGGCGACCAAAATCAATCCCTATAACCCGTGAACGGTGATGCTTTGAGGCAAGCTTGTTAGCCAGCGTTGTTTTTCCTGATCCTTGTGCCCCGATGATGATCAGGTCTTTTGCTTTTGTTTTCGTCTGATTTTCCATTTCTATAGTTTTTCTATTGTTTAAAATTCCATTCTTGTTATGTTTCGAGTCGATACAGCCTCGGATGCTGACCGCTTCTTCTTCGCCTCTTGACCGCCTATTGATCGCCTATTGTTCGGCTCGGAGCGAACCAAAGCCGGTTCAAGCCCGGCGAGCAGCCGGTTAATGTCACTGTCCGGTACCTCTGGACCAGGAGCGATGTACGTCAGCCTTCCATCTTTGATCATCGCAGCCATCTTGCTCGCAGATACCAGATCCACTTCCAATTTGCTGTCCTGCATCAGTTCGTAAGCCGATATACTGTACAGATCACCCGAACCCTTTCCCCAAATTCCTACGACCTTCATGCTGCATGATTGACCATTATGCTGGTACCTCCATTTTGAGTATAATGCTGGATTCATGTCCTTTCCGATTTGTTTGTGAGCGTGTTACTTTGTTATTGGTCAGCCTCTAATTGCAGAGTGGAACGATTTTTTTTGATACTTGAACTTCCAAAGGACAGTAAATCAGCACTTTACAAGGGTTTTCGCCGTTCCACAATCGTTCCATTTGACAGATAACCTATTGATTATCAATGCGGTTGTCGTTCCACCATTTGGAACGCTGTCGTTCCAAATGGTGGAACGCAAAAACCGCCTTTAAATGCTCTGTGCGCAACATTTGGAACGATTTGGAACGATTTTGGAACGGTGTATGTAACTGATATACAAGTAATTATCCTGTTTTTGAGCTTGTTTTTAGCGTTCCACATTTGGATTAGCGTTTTTAGGAGGTAAAAGATTAAAAAGGGAGATCATCGTTATCGTTGTAAATACCTTCTTTTAGAGTGACTTTAGTCTCCAATCGGGTAACAGGTACCTCTACTTGCTTTACAGTACCTACGATCTCCAAAATGAGCACCTCTTCAGTATATGTTAGGCTTAACCGGGTTGCTTCAGCAAGTGCAGATTCAATGCTTGAGTGCACGTAGGATGGGGGTTTTGGACCGCGCTTGGTCATTAATAAGAATTGTCTCATGCTGTATTGAATTATTGGTTGTGAATTATTGCTCCGAATACCTTCGGATACTCTTTAATTGCTTTCTGCAGCTTCCGGTGCATTTGCCCTTTCGCTTTCTTGTCTTTCAGGATTACTTCTGCCATTCTCGCTATTGAAGTCCCCATCTTAAAGTGGGTGGCCATTTCCAGAACTTCCATTGGAGCGGTTACTGAGTTGTCTACTGCTTCATAAATGGCAACGGCTGATTTGTAGAAGTAGTCAGCTGCTTTCACGGCCCTTTTCATGATGTCTTCTGTCACCGGAATAGATTTCCTGAAATAATCGTCTGTGTTAGCCAGGTCATAGGCGTAATCTGTAACTGCAAGAATTCCAGCGAAACGGTAGGAGTATTCTTTCATTTTACCCATGATACCGGAGTGGACGTTTCTTTCTCTCAGGTCGGGGATAAGGTTGATCATTTCGGATTTATCGTCTTCCCAGCGTGCAATCACCATTGTTGCTTCCTTTGTCAGTGGACAAACTTTCTGCTCTGCATTAGGATCTGTAACGGGGAGGCCCTTGTATAGCTTCGTGATGTGTTGCTTATGGATCTCTTTGTATTCAATCGGAATGTCGTAGCCGTGAACCGGTCGTGCGATTCTGAATTCTTCGGGTTGAGCAAACAGTAGGCGGAAAATGAAACCGCTGGTACCACGATCATTCTTGAATAGCTTGTAAAGCAAGTCCGGTTGAATACCTCCAATAACATTCGTGAAAACGCGAGGAATAACGGTAACCTGGTTGGCGGAACGAACTGCTGAGTACTTACGACCGTTCCATGAGCTTAGCCAGAATTGTTCATCGGTACTTTCCTTTTTACCCAGGGCATTAAGACCATTAATCCACTCCAGGATTTCGTCACTTTCCTTTATCACACCTTTTGGGTTAAAGGGCATGATGCTTCTGATTAGCGTTGGAATGTAGGCGTCACGGTAAATCAAAGCTTTAATCTGTAGTCGTTGCCTCTGTTCGTCGGTCCGTCCGTTAACAGCTTCTGCCCATTCCTGATCAAACTCATCCTGGATGTCATTGAGTGGTTTCATGCATGTGTCCAGTGCGAAGGTTTTACCTGATGAGGAAATTCCGTTCATGCAACCCCACAGGGAAAGATTCACCCGGTCGGATCCATTACGTGAAACCGCGTATGCGGTACCGATTGCTGTGCTATAAGACATCAACATTGACAAGCCGATGTAGGCACGGGGAATGTCGAGCTTGGTGTGCATTTCCTGTATGTAAGGTTTGATACGTGGATGGAATATGTCTAAGGGGAAAATATTTCTTGGACCTTCTCTTTTGCGGATTTCCTCAATCATATCAGAAGTACTGGCTGTGCTTACCTCTGAACTTTTGTTTCTTAAAAAATCATTAAATCCCATGGTTATTTATTGATGAGGTTAGCGGCTTGTATGTATTCTGGCTTGATCTCTTTACTGATGATCATGGTAGCGATGGCGGTGGCAAGGGTCTGGCTGATCTGCACGATATCGGGTGTAGCGTCAGTGATACGGAACACGTAGCTGAGGGCGGTATCTATTGATTTCATTTTCTTGATGTTGCTTACTTTTTTTGATAATGCCAGGTAAAACTCGATGCAGGCTTTGAGCTCCGTTTGCATGTTCTCCTCCTGGAAGTAGAGGATGGCTTGGTCGATGATGTAGAAGATGTCGACGCCTGCAGTTACGTTTTCGATGATCTCAAGCAGGGCACCGGTTTCTACGTGATCATGGTTTGCTTTACGCTCTGCATGCCACTCAGCCAGCTGCCTGTGGAACTTGCCGGTGATATCTATTTGCAACAGGATGAATGCCCAGTTCACGATGTTGACTGATGAGCTTACTTCGTGCCCCACATTGTGTAGTGTAGACATTAGCGCCACATCATGGGGATATTTTGACTTAATCTCGTAATAGACGGTAATGAAGTCAATCGGGCGGTCGGGGTATAACCCTGCAATTACGCTGTATAAACCCCTGTTTTCAGCTGTTGGATGCGAGCTGAAGTTGCTGGCAGACAGGATGTGTAGTACTTGCGGGTATCCATTACAGTGAATAATGGCTCCTAGAATTGATTTCTCAAGGTTTAAACGGTCAGACATGGCTGGTTAATTATTTGTTAATCCTGCTTGCTGATTTGGCCTTGGCGTTGTTTTTGTTGCTTTAAATGGCAGTCGTGTACCGTTTCTCCAACTTTTGCGATAATCAGTTGAAGAGCGATCGCGGCAGCCAGCAGAACAATGAGCCTGGTACCAAATGCAACCTTAGCGGTGAGGTCTGCAGGGTGGGGGTTGAGTCGATTAACTTTCATTAGAGTAAGTTTTAAACCGGTCAGCGTGCAGGCTGACCGGTGGTGAACTTCAATTAAGGGATGAAGAAACCTTTTAAGATCCCGGCAACGGCACCGGAATAGCCAACCTTTCAATAAACTGCGTCCGTTGAGGTTCTTTCTACTCGTACTTCGAACAGAAGTCGAGTATTGGTATAATCGTCTTTATGTAGTAGCTGTAGAACCGGCTTTTCTCGCTCGGTGCAATGCTTTCCAAATCCATTCTCTTATTCCTGATCGTGTTACAGATATGCGTGAAGCTTCGCTTTTCAATGTCGTACATCCAGGATATCGTATTTTCTATTCTGGTGAGGGTACTCTGATCCACTGGGTGTGCAGTTCTGTAGTTCAGGGTGTGCCTGCGTTGTTTTAGCCAGGCGGCTAAGGTTGTTACCACATATTTGCGGTTCTGGAAGTACATCTTTCGTTTGGCTTCCTCCGGATTGGCTACCGGGAAAAATTCGTTTCTACCGAAGTCTTGGTTCGGGTTGGAGAATCTCATCAATAGGACATTCTCATTTTGGGATACTAGTTCTGCGATAATCATATATTTGTATTGTTGATTTTTAATCCTTTTTCTGACAGAAGAATGGGGTGCAAGCCATTGTCTGACCTTGGGTTAATAAACCCCTGCGGAAACCCCGCAGGGGTAATTGGTGATTAGAAAGAACTCGCTTCAGTTGAGTCGGGAGAAAGCACCCGTTTGCGTTATCGTCACAAGTCGATTAGTTTTTGAACAGGCAGGGGTATTCTCGAATTGCTTTTTGAAGGATTCGGTGCATGCGGGCCTTGGCGCTTTCATCGCTTAAAAACTCCTTTGCCATTTTGCCTATTGAGTAGCCCCTTTTGAACATTTCTGCTAGTTGTACTGCGCCAGAGGCCATAGCCGTGGTGTTGTTGTTAGTTGTTGCTTGAAGATTTTCCATTTTGGTTTATAATTATTTACACTGTTAATTCACACTTTTTCTCATGTATGGGCATACGAATCCCGAAAGGGGGGAATGCCTCTCTTTAAATCAGTTTGTATTTGTATGCGAGTATTGAAAGCCCCGCCTTTCGTTGGGTATCAGCCTTGTTGCAGAGGCTGTCTTTATGATTTCTAAGGGTGTCCTGGGAAATTTTGAGTACCTCGCAGATCTCCTTATCCAATAATCCTAAGCCGATCTGGCGAAGCACTTCTATTTCTTTCTTGGTTAATGTGCCATTAGGGAGTACGATAGAACTGCAAAGCTTTCCTTCATAGTCGCAGATTCCGCGACGACCACAATCAACATATTCCGCTGGCTGCATAATCCCGTTGTCACATATATCTGGGGTATTGTCGAACCCTCCAAAACGGCAAGCGATGTACTGGCGCATTCTTTCGTCTGGATCTGTAATATCCCAATCATGTAATGCTTTCATGGCTTTAGGATTTGCAGCCATATCTGCATCTACGATGTCAATGATCTCGGCTGGGAAATCCTCAAAGGCATATTTATTCCCTTTGTAAAGGCACCAGATTTCGTGTTTGTAAATGAAGAACTCAACCGAGTTATCCATCAAGCCGGGAGGAAGCGTTTGCTTGCGGTCTACAAAGTTCATGACGCCAGTTCCTTGATCGCTGTAAGTTGTGCCTCAAGCTTTTCGCGTTGTTCTCTGATTGCCTCAATTGTAGCGTCAATTACTGCGCTGTTGTATCGCTTTGGATCGGTCAATACCTTCCGTACAGTCTCTGCAGATACTCTAGGAAGCTTTGATGCTACTATTTTATAACCTCCTTCAGGCAGCTGATCTCTTAAGGTTTTAAGTTCTGTTGGGCTGATTTTTAGCATAACATTTTTATGTGATTGTGTGATTGTTTGTATTGTCCGTTCTTTGTCCGCACAAATCATACACAAATGAAGAACTATTAATTCAAATATGCAATACAAAATCGCAAAACAGGAATTTATATTACACAATTGTTTGATATTCAGATGAATAATATTTTCAATTTTTGTGCAATGGATGTGCACATAGGACAGGAAATTGAAAGAAAGTTTCAGGATTCAGGACTTAAGCTTAATGTTTTTGCTGACAAGATCAATACTGGTGAACGAAATGTTTATTCAATTTTCAAGCGCCGAGACATCAGTGCAGAAATGTTGAAGACAATTTCAAACGTTCTGAATTACAATTTTTTTGAGTTGTACGAGCAGGGCTTAGAAGATGGTGTTTTGCGCGAACCCGCTGAAAAGTATTCTGCTGAAGCGGCTGCGATTAGCTTAGCATTGAATGTTTCTGTGTCCAGGACTAAGCTTGATCATGTGTCTGATTTCTTGAAGGAAGTCGGGCAGGTTGCCGAGAAGCACGGCTTGATCCTGCAGTAAGTAGAGCCCAACCTTTATAAATAGTAAGCCCGGGGAGTGTGATACTCCCCGGTTTACACGAATTGACGAACTCAAATACAACATAATGGACTTCCAACTATCTATTTTAACTGCCAAATCAAGATCAGACAAAGCAATTCAGACACTTAAAGGCATTCTTCATGGAATCATTTTGGATGGAGAAGTGAATGAATTGGAAAATCTAGAGCTCAATAAATGGGCTCTGGAACACAAACACTTAATCAACAAAAATCCATTCAACGAATTCATCACAATTATTGCAGAGGCTACATCTGGACGAATACCTCCTTTGGAGGCTGTAGAGGATCTATATTGGTTAGCTCAAAAGTATGAGTCAGATGCTCACTACTACAATGCTTTAACTTCAGACTTGCAGGTACTTCAGGGTATATGTCATGGGATTTTAGCGGATGGAGTTATCAATGATGCAGAGATTTTAGCATTGAATCAATGGCTAGAGCAAAATGAACATCTGAAGAGGTACTATCCTTATGATGAGATTAGGATGGTTCTGGAAAAAGTGCTACAAGATGGCATTATCGATAACACTGAACGCATAATGCTAAAATGTTTCTTAAGCCAATTTATTGACTTGAAGAATCAGGCTATAGCAGATAACATTAATAGTGAAGTAAACCATTTGCCTATTTCAGGGCTCTGTACGAACGATCCTATTGTAGATTTCGACTCCAAAAGTTTTTGTATCACGGGTGCATTAAAGCGTTGTGGCCGTTCTGTTATCCATTCTGAGATATCGCAATTGAACGGGATACCTGTGAACTCTGTCAGTTCTAAAACAGATTATTTAGTGGTAGGAGACAGCGGAAATCAAGCTTGGGCATTCGCCTGTTACGGGCGAAAAGTTGAGGAAGCAGTTAATTTACGCAAGAAAGGTCATCCGATCATGATCATACACGAATTTGACTTCTGTGATATTCTTGACGAAAAAATAAGGTGCTAA